CCAGAACTATAAGTTCCACCTGTCACATAGTCGTTGTGCGTATAAGAACTTAAGGATGTCCAAACTTTATCTCCATTATTTAACGTGAGAATTAAAGCGTCAGGATGACTAAATATTACCCCATCAGCTGTAGCTCCTGTAACATAAGTGTCTGCGCTCAAAGAGCTTGCATTCACTGAATATGATCCGCCAGTAAAGGTGTTGAATGTAAAGTCGTTGGTTGAAGCGTTGAAAGTAGCTCCTGTAGTAACATCAAAAGACGTAACTGCGCTTAAGTTATATAAGTCGTCAACAATTGAAGATAAATCAGTGGTGAATGTGCTACCGCTTTGTCTTGTAAATGTAATAATACCACTCCCTTGATCAAAGGTGCTACCAGTCACAAAATCGTTTCCTCCGTTGATTACAATACCATCAATTTGATCTGTGATTGCTGATAAAGAAAAAGATAAAGTAGCGCCTGTGGAATTGGCTAGAGTAATAAGAGATGTTCCGTGATCATAACTACCTCCTGTAATAAATAAATCATTTAACCAAGGAACTGCAAATGTTCCTCCTTGGTTGTTGTTTAAAGTCAGTTCATTCCCATTGAACGAACCATCCGTAACGAATGTATCGAAATTAAATGTAGATGCAGTCTGAACCTGCAAGAAGAAATCATTGAGGATTTCAACTAACCCGTAAGGGCTAATACATGGATTTAATGTAGGGAAAGTTAAACCTGATGCCATCTTTTTTTAACGCTTTCTATTAAATAGCATGAGAAAAGAATTAAGATGTCAATCCGCTCATGAAAATAGTCCAACCACTATTGGTTGTTAAATCAGTATATATTGAATAACCATTTACACCACCAGAAGATATATCGTAACCTTGCGCTCCTGTAACTGATCCTGAATCTCCAGAAAGATGTAATGTGCCTCCTGTAGCATCCATTCTAACAAGGGAGTCCAATATTAGATTGCCCTCCTCAAATGTAGTTGAATTATCATCCATATTAATATAAATGTTGTCTTGATTCCCTCCTGAAAGAATTCCAAAATCCACCACTCCTATGTTACAATCTTCCGAATTATATTGAACTATAGTACCTGTAGTCGGAGGTAGAGTTACTGCCGTAAGATTAGGGTTGGTTTGAGTCCAAATAACACCTGAATAACTAGAGCCAATATTAATAGGATTAAAAGAGTTTGCTCCAAGTGGGCTTAAATCCAATTCTCTTAAATCACAAGAATATGAATGCACAGAAGTCACCGACCCCGTAGTTGAAGGAAATGTTACAGCGGTAAGGCTTGAGTTTGAAAAAAATACAGAATCTCCTCCATAACTAGAAAGTGGAGAAAAGTCCAAATTTCTAATATCACATTGATACCCTAAAAAATTAGTGATATGATAATTGGTGGTTGGAAAAGTAACAGCTGTCATACTGTTATTCTGGAATATAGAAATCGAACTACTCAACCCTGTAAGGCTAGCCATATTTAAATTCCTTAAATCACAACTTGCCACATTAATTCCTGTTATTTCATATAAATTTCCCGTAGGGAAAGTCATCCCAGTTAATTTAGCGGAACCATTAAAGTTGTAACTTGTATTTATTCCAGAAAGAGGAGATAGATCAACATTTTTTACTTGAGCTAAGTTTCTAGTTATAAACGTAGTAATCAGAGTGTCATTAGATGGAAATAAGACCTCTCCAAAACTATTACTTCTGAGAACTAAATAGCCACCTAAGTTCTGAAGAGGTCTTAAATCTAAAATACCATCTTCTTGAAATCCACAACTTTGAATTTGAAGCTCAGATGTAGTTGCGGTAGTGGTTGGAAATGTTACAGCAGACAAGTAAGGATTAGAATATAATTCTATTCTACCTCCAAATTTATCAGCAAGTCCTGTAAAATCTACATCTTTAAAAGCGCATTGGTAAAGATTGATGTCTCCTGCAATAGTGTGAACCTGACCAGAATTTGTAAATGTAATTGAAGACAAAGTTGGATTGTTTCCAAAATCAAAACCCGAATAACCTGAAACCATTGATAAATCAACTTCACTTAAACCACATGATCTAAAGCTATAATTTACAAGTTTTTCAGTAGCGGGAAAATTAACTGATGTTAAACCTGTGTTTCCGTACATTTGAAAAGTTGTAGCGTTTGGGGTTGTTCTTCCAATATTAGTCATACCAGATAGCTCAACGTGACCTTGAAGATTATTTGAATAAGCTCTAAATAAAAGAAACTCATTATCTGTCTCCATTACTGATGGGAATGTCATCCCAGTTAATTGCCTATGACCTGTAACGGTGAATTCGTCATACAACCTAGTCCACTTACTGATATCTAATTCTCCGTAAATACCATCAAGCCCATAAGTAGTAGGGTATTGAAATTGGTTAATATAATCAACCCTAGCACAACTAATTGTGACGGTAGATGATGTAGCTCCATTATTGAACCAATGACCTTTATCTAAAGCAAAATTACCAATGGTTGTGCTAGCTGAAGCGAAGCCGTCACCAAAATCAAATCTAGGCACAGATATACCTCCAAACATACTCATAAGAGCTGCAAAAGGAGCATCTATCGCAGCTGCTTTAAAACTAAATGATTGAGAATTCTCTTGACCATAAAAAGGATTTACATTATACATATCTTAACTGTAATTAAATCCGTTATTCCAGAAATAGTTTGTTCCGTCATAATAAATAGTAAATAGATCGATTGCGTTAGGATTTCCAGTAACGGTAACATTTCCTATTTGACCATTTACTACTATTGAACCAGAAGGTAAAGAAGTGATTGAGTGAGACCCCACCGCATCTTGCTTGATAACCAGCGTGGCATACTTACCAGCAGTCATGTTTTGAATTTCTAAATCTGAATCTCCTGTTAATGTAAGTTCAGCATTGTATCCAAGATTAGTATTTAACCAAGTTGTTGCACTATAAGTTAAAACTTGAGGAATGGTTGAAGTTTGACCAGTAATATCGGATGTTAAGGCAACAGTTCCTGATTTATCTGGCAAAGTCCAGTCTCGTGTTGTGGTTATAGCTGAAAAATATAAAACACCATCACCTGTGCTATTTCTTCCTAAAACTTGAGTGTTTCCAAAATTGTCAACTCCCATAGAAGTCCATCTATCTTCAAGTCCAGTCCCACCAATAACAATAAATGATTTTCCATTATAACTTACTCTCCCGCCACTTGTTGCGCCTGAAATACTAAATCCATGCGAACCTACTTCTCCCACATAAACATCAAATTGCGACCCAGATTCATTGTAGAAAGAAAAATTAGTTCCAGAAACACTTGGGGAGCCACTATAAACTACATTGTAATTAGTTACGGCATCTTGCCAAGATGAGGCTGTACCGCCACCACTCCCAGTTCCAAATATATCATATAAATTAGTTCCAGCAGATAAAATTATAGCTGCATCCAAATTAATAACATCAGCATTAATTGAATCAATATTTGTTGCTATAACATTCGTTGAATTAACGTTTGAAGTATTAACAGTTGTGGAGTTAAGTACCCCTGTGTTAATTGTGGAAAGCGTAATAGTGTCATCAAGATTAATTTCAGGATATTGTTGAGTTCCTCCCGTAGAAATGTTAGTTCCTCCTTGAACAGCTAAAACTCCAGTGTCAGCTGTTAACGCCCCGATATGAACTGAAATTGTATTTCCTGATCTATCTGTAAGATTAATGTCGTTTGTTGATTCATCAAATGTAGCTCCAGTAAGGTAATTGTCAAGAAAATTTTCAATCAAGAATGTACCACCTGTAGTATTAGAGAATTCAAAATTTTCTGTGGCAGAATCATATGTTCCTCCCGTAACTTTAGAAAGACCATCAACAACAAACGCTGTGCCTCCCGAAGAAGCATAAAACACAAGAGAAGAAGAGTCGCCTGAATATACCCCACCTGTCAAAGCCATTGAAGCGTTTGATAAGCTTGTAACGTCTACAACAAAGTTGTAGCCATTTGTTCCATAAAAGTTCATCAGAGAGGTTCCTACCACGTCTCCTGAGAAGATGTGGCGGTCTTCTTGAGTGATCCCTGTAACTTCAACGGTATTCCCGCTCAAAGTTGTGAGGGTCATCACTGAAGTACCAGAATCATATAGACCTGAAACTACATAGTCATCACCCACTGATTGATTAGCAAGTTCTCCCATGTCAATCTGAACAGTATCGCCACTTAAAGTTGTAAGAGTCAATAATGAAGTACCAGAACTATAAGTTCCACCTGTTACGTAATCGTTGCGTGTGTAAGAGCTTAAAGATGTCCAAACTTTATCGCCATTATTTAACGTGAGAATTAAAGCATCAGGATGACTAAATATAACACCGTCAGCCGTAGCTCCTGTTGTAAAAGTATTAGCACTTAAAGAGCTTGCATTCACTGAATATGATCCGCCAGTAAAGGTGTTGAATGTAAAGTCGTTGGTTGAAGCGTTGAAAGTAGCTCCTGTAGTAACATCAAAAGAACTAACTGCACTTAAGCTATATAAGTCGTCAACAATTGAAGATAGATCAGTGGTGAATGTACCACCGCTTTGTCTTGTAAATGTAATAATACCACTTCCTTGATCGAAGGTGCTACCAGTCACAAAATCGTTTCCTCCGTTGATTACAATACCATCAATTTGATCTGTGATTGCTGATAAAGAAAAAGATAAAGTAGCGCCTGTGGAATTGGCTAGAGTAATAAGAGATGTTCCGTGATCATAACTACCTCCTGTAATAAATAAATCATTTAACCAAGGAACTGCAAATGTTCCTCCTTGGTTGTTGTTTAAAGTCAGTTCATTCCCATTGAACGAACCATCCGTAACGAATGTATCGAAATTAAATGTAGATGCAGTCTGAAGTTGCAAGAAGAAATCATTGAGGATTTCAACTAGACCATAAGGACTGATGCACGGGTTTAATGTAGGGAAAGTTAATCCTGAAGCCATCTTTTGAGTTTATAATGCTTTCTATTAAATAGAAAGAGAAAAGAATTAGAAGTAGTTCATATCCAAAAATTTCTCGGTCTCATCGTCTATGCAATCACACATAAACAAAACACATTCTTTTAATGCTTCACGATACCTTTTCTTTGGAATTTGGTTAGCCTTTCCATATTGCTGAATAACCCTTCCTGAATACTCTCCTTTTTTATCTTTTGATAAAGCAATTTCTAGTGTAACATGAGGTTTGTTATTAATATCTCTTAACGAAAGAATAATCGATTTTTTTGATTTCACTTTTGTCTTGTAGTTATTGCCTTTAACACAGTGATTCATCATAGTTCCTTCATACATTAAATCACTTGTATCAAGGACATATAAAAAGAATCTTTTATCATTGGTAATATAAATTATTCGATCTTGATTAACATTTGGAATCTTTACAATATTATTCTCAGTAATAGCAGCTACTTTTTCATGCCACTCCTCCTGCTGTTTTAAAGCTTCTTCAAAATCAAGTTGCATGATATTAGTGTTACTCTCTAACGCCCAGTCTATAATTAACTGAAGCTCGATACTCCTGAGAATAACAACTTCATTTTTCTTGACTTCTTTTGCAATCCAAACATCATATTTATGAGTCCCAAACATTTCTCCGAGATCATGAATTTTATCCACTATTTCAAGAACCCAAGATTTTATCTCTTCGTTGTCTGGAAACATAGATTTAATATATTCTTGTTTCTTAGTCAGTCCCATTCTTTTCTTTATCTTTTTTGGTATCAATATGAAGAACTAGCTCCACATTCTTTTCCTCTTCATCAGGAGTGTATTTATAACTTCCCGTCCAAAGTTTTTTACCGTTAATTCGAACTCCGTTTTTTCTAATACTCTTTCTAAACTTATAAGTCTGATCTAATTCATCAATCTCTAAGTCAAAAATTGTATATGCCTTTAAATTCTTTTTTAAAAGAAGTTTAATAATTGTTCTAGAACCTCGAAGAAATTTGATATAATCTATTTCAACGTTCGCAATTATCATTTTTTCTTCTTTTTCTTAAGACCAAGTGATTCAACTTTTTTCTTCACGGAAGACTCGCTTCTGTTTAGAACTTCAACTGATTTTTTCAACCCTTCTTTCGGATAAGTTTTTCTAAGTAACTTTTCCTCATCATCATTCCATCTCCCAGTCTCTAATCCCTTATATTCTTTTACCATGCTTTTAGCACTATCAAGAATTGTGTTCCCTTTGTTTTGTTCATCAAGAATTGTCTGAAAATCTTCAGGAGAAATTTCTCCTTTATTTCCTCTTTCATCAGATGTTTTTAAAGCATCATCTAAAGCTTCTGATGTTAAACTTATGTCTCCCGAAACATTTTGAACATGTATTCTTACAGGTTGGTCTGGCACATCAACGATAGGGGGAGCTGGAATCATACCTCTATTGTAAGGTGTGTAATAAAGCAGGTGATCTGGCTTTGCTTCAGTTTTAACTTCAATTAACCCTTTTCTTTGGTAGATTGATAAAGAGTTAGTGATTCTTGGGTCTGGAGACCACACTATTTCTGACCCACCTAAACGAATGGTTCTGTCTGTTCCTCTTGATCCCAAGCTGATTTGAAGTGCATTTTTACTTGTGGTGAGGTTTGTTACTTTAATACTCATAATTTCTGTTTTTTTTAATTTAACAATGCTAATTGATAAAATCAAGTCAATTAGACGCAAAAAGGCTGCACATAGCAGCCTTTTTGAATATTTCTTTTATTTTTTTAGTCGAGAAGACCAAAGTTTGGATTGTTCACTCTCATTCCAGTAACAAAGTCAAAGCAAAAAGATTTTTCTTTATTTGTGGCATCATCTTCAAACATTAGGTATTCTCTATTTCTGCTATTCATAACAGAAATAATCTTTCTTCCGTCAACAACTGATCCGTTAGAAAGTTTTTGATTTCTAGTTAAATTCTTCAGTTGAGACTCATTCAATGGTTTTGCTTCTTCTCTACCTTCAAATGGGCTTCTTGAATTATTTGCCTTGTTTTCAGCTTCTTTAATAGTTTGACTATCTCCGAATTTTGTAAGGGTTTTCCATCTATCGCTAATCTCGTCTTGAGTCTTAGCTCTTTGTGGAATGTATCTCTTTCTTACTGACTCATCAATTTGCATATATTCGCTTTGATAGCTTTCGTCAAGAGTCTTTTTGTCTCTAGATACAGATTCATTAATTTTCTTTTTGCCTCCACCATGTTTCTGACCATGACCTTTAGCTAAATCTTCTTCTTCTTTAGAGTTTGGTTCCACTCCCTCCGCACCGGGTGCGCCCATAACGTGGTTCTTTTCGTATCTCTTCATAACCTCAGGAGATACTACAGTCCAAAAAGAATCGCCTTTTTCGTTCTTCTCTTGTACAAGACGAACATTTCCTTGACCTCTTAAAGTGTCATCCATCATTCTTTGATAGTATGGGGTTTCTTTGAATCTAGGATCGAAATCTCCTTTCCCTTCAAACATAGAGTCCATTCCCATTTCTCCCATTTCATCATTTACCATTTCTTGTGCTGTTTCTTTAGCTACAATCCAAGCTTCTCCACAATTTTTCTGTTCTAATAGACTCTCAATTTCATCAAGACCTCCAGCAAAAATAGCTGAATCAGCAAGATCGCTTGAACTCATGCTGATCATATTTCCTAACACTTGGTCAATCATTTTTTGAGCAACCACTCTCTCTCCATATTTTTCAATTAACTCCAAACATTTCTGAACACCTTTTTCAGTTAAACCTTTACGAAGAACACTTTCATTGATTGGTTGATCAAATGGTGCAGAAGATTTCATTTTTCTTTTCTGAGTTCCCCCACCGAATGGGGCATCATAAGCAAAACCTCCAGCTGATCCAGCTCCACCCCCTGCTGATGTCATCTCATCAATTTCATCTGGAAATTTTTTATCAGCTTGAGCTACACGAGGTCTTTTTTTAGTTGCGTGTGGATTTGCGTTTGGATTCGCATTTGGCTCTTCGTTTGGATACTGCTTTTCAGCTTGAGCTACACGAGGTCTTTTCTTTAATTCCTCTAATTCCTCTTCCTCTTGAATTTTCGATCTAATCAAAGCATCCTCTTTAGCTTGCTCTTCCTCATCAATTCCATCCGACTCGAACAAATTATCCATACTGCTTAAGAATGAATTAACATCTCCTATCACAATACTTTCTACAACTGATTGTGTTACGTCAGTTTCAACTCTATCATCGACTCCGATTTTAGATTGGGTTAAATAAGCCGCTTCTTTCTTAGCTGCCTCGTCTAATATTTTCTTCATGTCTTTTTTGAATTTTTTCATGTCTGATAAGCTCATATGTAAGTCTTCGTGTACGAAGAAACCTCCATCAAACTCTCTGTGACCTTGGAATACCGCTTTTTCAGTAGTTCGGTAAATCATGTGGATTATCTCATTTTCAGCATCGATTTGAAAGCTTGACTCAACAAACATTCTCTTTCCACCGTAAGAAATCTGCTTCTCTAGGTAAGAGTTGGTTTTACTGCCAACTTTAACATTACACTTCCCACCTTCTCCAAGACCTGCTCCGTAAACGTTTCCGTCACCATATTCTCCTGCGTGAGTTTCCGTGCATTCAATCCCTAAAGCTTTGAAAGCCCTCATAGAGGCTTCTTCCATTGTTTCTTTAAGAAAAGTATAGACTTCCTGCTTCATTTTTTGATTCTTTTCAAAATCTTCATTACGAGGCACAAAACCTTTTGGATAAGTATTATTTTTCATCTGAATGCGTTTTAAACTAAATAGTTGAAAATTAGCATTTGTAACATTTTTATAGATTTTGCGTTATAAATAGAAATAGCAGCGAACATCATTATGGCAACCTTACTAACGAAAGACCTTACAAGGGAATCGACTGAAGTGGTCGATGACAGAAATTTGATTGTTACCCTTACAGAGGATCAAGAAATAGAAATGCGACTTAAAGGCGCACGATCTGATCCTAAAAGTATCGGTATACTTGAGCTTTATGAAAATTTATCTGGAGGAAGTCCTAAAGAGAGTCCTCAAGGTTCTTGTAAGTCTGACAACGGAAGATTGATGGTAAGTCTTTATGACCTTAGAAGTGCGAATGCGATTTCTACTCTGTCTTATGAAGATAAAGTAAAGTTTGAGAAAATTATTGTTGATTTGATTAGTATTAACTTCTAATCATTCCTTTTTTGATCCAGACTTTCCAAGTTTCTTCAGATTCTCCTTGAATGCCCGGGTTATCTAGGTACATCGAATCCTTATACATATATCCTAGAAATCTCTTTGTTTCTTTGATTTCATATTTGACCTTATGATCATCATAGTAGTAATCGAACTCTATATTTAAGTCTCGATTAATTTCATTAACAGGAACTTTATATGATTTTCTTCCATACACAGGTTTAGCATATAGCCAGAAATTGTAGTTCCATGCTAGGTTTTTTAAATAAAATCTGATACGGGAGTGTTTCCAAATGTTTTTTAGTTCCATAGGGGAGTCACGTCTATTGATGACATAAGGAAATATATCAAAAATAAACCAAAAATCAAAAGAGCGGCAAACACAAACCAACTAATTACTGTGATTCTAATTCTTTCCATTGGAGAAGAACTTTCGTAGCTTGCTGCTTTTCTTGTTTCCTTCCAATCAATCAGTAGGAGTCTAAATACAAGAATATCAATTACTAGCAGGATCATCATGATCCCCTTGAGTACTATTACCATCTTTGTTATCTTGTGAAAGTTGGGTGATAAAAAAAGAAACCTGATCTATCGAGATTTCTGTTATTGCCAACTTATCAATTTGTTCTTTTAACTTTTCTTCCGTGACAGGGAAAACACCATGATTGTTGATCATAGTGTTCACAACATTCATAGTGTTATCTTTATCTGTCAAGTACGAGAGGCGTAACCTCTCAAGTATTTCAATCTTATTCTTCATTTTCCATAAACTGATCAAATCCGTTTGCGTTAACGGCATTCTTTGCAGCTTTCTTTGCTTGCTTCATTAATTCTTCAACCTGAGTTGCAGCTTGGTGAACAAGGTCTGTACTGTTCATCACTTTTTCTGCTCCAAAGAATCTCATGTTATCCGTGAACTCTCTTGAATCATAGGTGTTCTTTCTATATTTAACAGTGCCATCTTCTTTCTCATCGATGTTGATCCCGCACATCAATTTGTCTAACTGGATTACTTTATTCACTGAATCTAAATCTTTCCAAACTGGCTGGTAAAGACAAATGATATAATCAAAACTATCATCAATTACCTTTTCCATTTCTGATCTAGCAATTACACTTCCGATTACATACCTACCACCTTCTTTCTTTGAAGAAGTTGTGTACAAGAACTTTAATCTCTCTGGATCAATGTTTTCGTTGTAAGGTGAATGTTCTGTAATGAAATTACAAATCTCCCGTAGCTCATCGTCTGCATCTGCAAACTCAATGCTAGCTTCCATGTCTGGGGTTATTGTCGTTCCTCCTAATTCCGCAATGATTGCGCTACTTCCAAATATTGTACTCATCTTCTCTAATTTTTTGAATGATTTTAGACAAAGGTACAAAAATTTGTTTAATCGGAGTAAATTATTTCACTATCACCCTTCCCGCACTTACATTCCGTACACTTACAGCTCTTGCTAATATTTGGTGGTGGTACAGGTAAAATTGGTTGTGGTGAGTGGTGAGGGGTATCATATAACATCCCTCTTAATGCGCTAGTTTGGGGTTTAAAAGTTTTTTCTCCCCAAACCGAAACTCCTTCGACATAAACTTTTTCTCTTAACAACACCACAGCTTCTGCTGCGGTGATTTTTCCATCTTCGAGTAGCTTTTCTACTACGTCTGCTTTTGTGACTTCTTTCATTTGCTTTGCTTTTAACTAATATACTCTAATTGACTTAAAAAATCAATTAGGAATTCTGCTCTCTATTTTTAACTTTACTCCAAGCTGAATGTGTTCTTTCTGAGCTGTTCATTGGATCGCCAAAAATTCCCATTCCTTTACCTTCTCCAGCGCCTCCAGACTTCTGAAGGTTTTGCTTTGTTCTGTTGTTGTTTTGGTTCAATCGATCTAATTCTGATTCAACCCACTTTCTACCCTCGTCACCTCCATGAAGACCCCAAGTTTGAAGAAGACCAGATGTTTCCATTGTTTTTCCAGCTTGTTGCTCTTGTTGGACAGCGTTTGAATTACTTGCAAAGAATGATCTCAATCTTTTCATTTCATCAAAATTGAGTGTCTGCTTATTAGATAGGTCTTGAGCCTTTCTTTTACCACTACCTTCATTTCCTCCGTTAGTAGTCAAATCCTTCTGCTGAATAGCTCTTAAAGCATTCTGAGCAGTAGATGCAACTTGTGAATTGGGAGTGAATGTTTTGTTGTTGTTAAAATCGAATGCTTCAAATATCCTTGATCTTATTTTCTCTACTAAAGTCATTTTGGTTTCTTTATTTAATTAACCTTAACACTTCTTCCTTAATATCTATCGGGTTCTTTGCAGCGTGACCTAATCTTGATAGATGCCAATTAATTTCGTCATAAAATCCCATATTATTAACAGGAGCGCCTGACTCTAGTGTTCTCATAAGAGATATCTTTACAGCTTCTTCTGGTCTTAATGTTGACCCAACAGAGTCTTCTGCTCCCGTGACAACATTACTTACCGTGTTTAGGGATTTCATTCCCGTATTTGTCCCACCTTGAGAGTAGAAATTTTCATTTACATCTTCAGCATTTAAGTTCTTTTTGATACGATCCATGTCTGCCCTAATTTCTTCTTCATTAAGGTGATCTGTTTCTGTTTTATAAACTTCCTGCTTACTGTTGAAAGACTTTACAAGGTCTTTCATTCTTTGACGTTCTTTATCTTGTTCTTGATTATCCATTTCTTTATATTATTTTTTTACCAAGAGACAGCACCCACTCCGAGGTCGCCCATGTACATCCTTGAAACTCTAGGAACTATTGCGTATACTTTATCTGTATCCCAAACACTAGTACCTGCTAGTGAGGCATTGTTAATTGGCATTGGATTATCATCCATTATTTGACCTGAATCGTCAATAATTTCATTCACTTCTTCTTCCGAATCTTCTTTATCATCTATTACTTCATTAGAGACTCTAATAAAATCTTTGATAAACGATGTATAAATATCTTCTTTATTGTCTTCTTTACATTTTCCAAACCAATTTTTAAATTGACTGTACTTTGTAACAAGGCTCATCTTCTTTCCGAATGTCGTTGTAAAGTCTAATCTGATATAGTCTTCCTCAGAATCAAAAGCAACGTCAGCCACATCGGAAACGTTTGTTTCATCGATATGTAATCTTTCGTCTGACTCTGCAAGAATACCTAAATAGTAGTCCTTGATAGAAATTTTTCCCATGCTATCATTTTAATCTAAATAGCTAGTTATTTGGATTTTTTGAGAATCTTCTCGATTATTTCAGATTTCACACTATATTTGAGAGCCAAATCATCTTCCATACGTATTTCACTCACTATTGTAGGGTGTTGCATAGCTCCTTCAGTCCTTACAGCTACTATTCTCGGTTCTCCTTGAATTCTCATATACTCTAATTTTAGAGGGACATCTTCAAACTCTATTTTAGCTTTTGAGTAAACCTCACCACTCTCGTCTTCTTGAAGAAATTTTTTGATCAAAATATTACCCTTTAAACTGTAGTGACACTTAAGGCGTTCTTCTTTAAACTCAAAGTAATCAACAAGAAAATTGTTCTTATCGTAAATGAAATAATTATTCATCTTCAAAACCTTGCCAGTTATCAGACTTATCAACTGATTCGTTAACCGATATATCTAAATTATCAGTTGTTCCGTCACCATTTAACTTTATATCGTTCAATGGCATGTAAGAGATATCGTTCTGGGTCATCCAGTCCATTACAAGCACTCTCACACGATCTGAAGCTAGTTGGTTGTGGTAAGACTTCAGTTGATGGAATTCAAGCCCTGTATAGGCATTATAATTGAATCCAATAGTAAATCTACTCATTTCCCCTTTCGGAATACGAGGAGACTCATCAACTAGCTTTGCAACTAGGTAATATCCAGAACTTACTTTGTTTCCGTAGTTACCTGCCGAGTGAGACATTTCCTCACCCTCTGCAATAAAGTCTTGTACGTTATCTAAAATGATAACTCTGATATTTCCTGTATATTCTGGGTTCTCTTCAAGATACTTAAACTTGGTAGTAAACTTGGTGAACGGACTTTCTCCGCCATACTCTTGTTTAATGAAAGCGTATCTTGTAACCAAGTTATCATGATACTTCTTAAGTTTATCAAAATCCTTAATCTTATTGAAATACTTCTTACGATCATAATGCTTCGCTTGATCTGGTTTTTCAGCCAACATCTGATTGAACTCTTCAAGCATCAATAAAGCATCATCATAAAAATTCCAATCAAAATCTCTAATCAATTCATAGTTTGTTTCGATCTCATCATCCGTCTTTGATAAGTCTGACCCCTCTTCTAATCTGTATCTCCCAAGAGTTTTTTGTCTTGCAAAAGATGTTGTTAAAGAAATCACTTGATCTAATTCTCTTAAATCCATTTTCTCACGGAAGTATATTCCTGTATTCTCATCAATCAAATGCTTTAAGATGTCGATCTCATATTTATTCAAAATATTGATCACCTCATGCTTGTCATAGAATTTAAAATATTTCAGGAGACTTTTATAATCAGAGAAGTTTCTAAGCTTCTTGTATATCGATTTAGAAATAGAACCATCTTCAATAATTTCCATCACTGTGATACCTTCTCCTTTAGCAGTTTCTTTCTGCATCCCTTTGTGAGCCATTTTAAGTCTAGTATTCTCGGAAGCTTTATCAATCTCTTTTTGATTTCTTACTTTCAAAACAATTTCTTTTTCTTCCGCACCCTCTTGAACTACCAACTCTTCAGTTGTTATTTTTTTCTCAACAAATTCCGTCTTTGGAATCTCATACTCGACTTCTTCACCAGTTTTCTCATCGATTCTGGTTTTCTTTTCCATTACTACACGCTTCTGAGTCTTGCCGTCCTCATCAGTATATGTTTCCATAACATTCTTCTCCACCTGAATAGTTTTAACTGTTTCTACGGTCTTCATCAAAGTTTTGGACTTGTAGACGAAATCGTGTACATCCCTATTATCTGCATCGATGTAATCATTCAGTTTATCTACATAAGTCTTTGTCAAGAAATTGAAAATTCTTATTGGTTTAGTAATTTTCTCATCCTTCATGATTTGTTCATCTGGTAATTCACATTCCCTAATTAAATCAAACAAGAAGATAGGACTTTTTGTTAAGGCGATAGTTGAAAGATTTGAATATCTAAGAATAGAAAATAATATGATCATGATTTTAGAAATCTCATCGATCCCTGAAGTGTTCTTAATCTCTTGTAGAAGTCCACCGACAATATCAATATTACTTGTGTCACTAACAATGTCACATAAGTTATTAACAAACATATGTAAATGATGGAATCCAAAAATAATCTTGATCTCTGTTCTGAAGAAAGTTTCTATTGCCCCAGCCACGTCTTTCAGTTTTACTTCCCTAAATTTATCATCTTCAAATGATTTATAGAAAATTTGTTTGGTTTCTTTATCAACTCTTAATTGTCTATATGAAAGCTCAAACTCAATCTTCTCACCCATTGATCCTTGGGTAGTCAGTTCGGTTCCTTTTACATCTTCAATTAAAGAAACAACTTTAGGGTACACTTTCCAATAAAACAGATTAATCTCTTTATCATCTTGTTTAGTGTTAAATCCTGTAGCAAAATTTTCATCCGTATAAAAAAGTCTTTTCTTATTTTCGGGAATCAAGTAGTTTGTGTTACATGATGGGCAGATAGCTCCATCGTTCATCGTTCTTCTTACGTCACCAAATATCCTTTCAAATTCTCCTAAGAAGTTATCATAATTACCGTTGGCGTATACAGTTTTATCATCATTGATTCCAGACACTTGTTCGCTAGATACATTATTTACGAAGTTGGTTCCACAATTGCAGAAAAATTTCTCTCCCGCTTCAGTGGATTCCGTGTAAGAAAACCTTTGAGTAAAGGTTTGTAGCTCTTGGATTTCTGATATATTCAATTTCATCTTTAATAGTAGTTTTGTTGAATATAAAAACAAAAATCATAAAAACAAAAAAAGCCTACTCGTTAAAGTAGGCTTTTTTTTAATATTGTTGTGTAAGTCTTAAATCAAATCTTTGATCTTTCTTGCTTCGTTAATAGCGAAGTCAATTAGTTCTTTTTTGTTTAACTTACCTTCTGGCATTTGAATAGCATCAGAAATTCTTGGCTCTGTCTCCTTTACTGAAGAATCAGGAGCTGACTCTTTAGCAACTGCTTTCTTCTGTCCAACAGTAGTAGCTTGGCTTCCTACTCCTTCCGATCCAGCTTCAACATAAGTTTTAGTACCTCCGTCTATCTCTCTGTCCATTGAGTTCATTTCAGCTTCACCATTCTCATCAAACGGAGCGCCTAAATCTGCTTTAGGTTGATCAGTTTTTGAAGTAGCATCTTTATCTTTCATACCAGCAGTAGCTGATTGGTCAGACTTAAGCTCTCCTCCAGCTTCTACCTTAACAGCAGCAGAGATGTCACCATCTGAACCTTGCTCTTTATCCATTGTGTTCATGGTCACTTTCGTAGCATCGCTAGTAGCAACGTTTGCTGACTTAGTTTCAGTAGCTGAAACTTTAGCAACTGGCTTAGCATCTGCTCCGCTAACCATTTTATTCATCTTGACTTCGGTAGGGTCTCCGTCAGACTTCATATCGGCTTCAATCAACTGCATAATTTTCTTATCAACGTATTCGTTTAATTGCTCGTTGGTTACCTTTATAGTTTTCTTTGACATATCTGTAATTTTTAAAAATATTCTTACCTTTGTAGTAAATAGGTCGAAAAAAGATTAAATTTGCAACATTGAAACTTTTTTCGTATTTTTACGTTCTAAAAGAAAAACTATTCATTTTTAATGAAGAAAAAAAACGCCAGAGGTAGTAAAGAACCTCAACATCGTATCAATCAACAAATAAGATCAACAGAGGTACGAATTGTCAACGAAGGAGACACTTTTGATAAAGGAGTTTACACACTTGATGAAGCTTTAGATATTGCTAATGATCTAAGTGTTGACCTAGTAGAGACAAATTCTAAAGCAATACCACCTGTCTGTCAAGTCGTAGAATATTCTAAATTTATCTATGAGCAAAAAAAGAAAGAGAGGGACTTAAAGGGTAAATCTCATAAAACCAAAATAAAAGAACTTCGATTCACTTCTAATACGGGAGATCACGATATTCAAGTCGCTGCTAATAAGGCAATAAAGTTTCTTGGAGATGGAGATAAAGTAAAAGCTAACCTTTTATTCAAAGGAAGAAACATTACCTTCAAAGAAAATGGAGAAAAAGTTCTTTTGAAATTTGCCCAACTTCTCGAAGACTACGGATATCCTGAGTCAATGCCTAAATTACAAGGGAAGAAAATGTTTATGACTATTAAACCTAAAGGACAAAAATGAGCGAAAATAATTCCCCAAAAAGCGAAACAGCTAAGTTTATAGGCTTAACTGTTTCTTGCATAGCAGTATGTACTGCTGCTTATTTTTTAGACGAACCAAAAGCTCTATGGGGCTTAGTTGGTGTTGGTTTAATTTTTAATTGGAACTCCAATTAAGATTTATTTGTCATCTTCACTGGCTTAAGAACCATATATTTGTTTTTACTAAACTCCATTAGATAATGCTGACCGTTCTGATCTTTCACTAGATTGTCGTGATTATTATGTCTAACTTTAATTAAAAGCTGATTTTTCTTTTCTTGTTTCTTGTATTCACTTAAAACTTGAAGAGTCATTGATCTAGCTATTTCCTCCATTTGACTTCTAGGATCATTATACTGCTGCTGTTGCTGTTGCTGAGAATACTGCATGTATTCATTCTGCTGTAAGTTTGGAGCTTGCTGACCATACTGTTGTTGCATCATCTGTTGCTCCATTGGCATGTTAGGTTTATATCCTATGTCTTGCTGCTGTTCTTGTTGATTATAGTTGTTGTAATCAAGCTGTTGCTGTTGTGGGTGTCTTTGCTGATTTTGAAGAATCATTTGTCTCGGATCAAAATTATTAGCACCTTTCTGTGCATACATTTGATCTAAGTCAATATCATTATTCTGTTGATACCCCATTTGAGGAACTTGGTTATAACCCATTTGTTGCTGTTGCCCTCCGCCATAAGCGTCAAGAGACCTTCTCCCACCGCTTCCACCAAACAATCCAGCAATAGCGTCAAGTTCACTGTTTCCTGTAGATTTAGGAGGGCCAAACTTTGCAACTTCAACTTTTGGATTCCTTGTATCAAGAGGTCTGTTATCTCTACCTACTTTAGGCTCTGGAATAGCGTTGAAAGTAGCAGCGCCTTGAGGCATTGATTGCTGACCACCACCACCTTTACTATTGGTGTTGAATCTTGTAAATTTAGACACTTCATCTCTCATCTGCCCACTTCTTAGTTTAGCAAATCTATCACTCATTCCTCCTGCCGAAGGAGCGCCTCCTAACATTCCAGCTCCTTCAGGAATTCCGCTTTGCTTCCATCTTTCTTGTAGCATTGTCATTTTTGGGTCATTCATAGTCTTCTTCGTTATCTTCTGAAATAACATCTTCAACGTCTAGTCCATATTCGTCTAAAGATATTACTTCAAAGTCAGTTTTTGTTTTTTTATCTTTTTGGTAAGCATCACTCAATAACTCACCATTCAATTCTTCTTCCGTTTGAAACCTTACATTGGTAATTATAAATTCGTGAAGAAACTTAAATTTCTTATAAATAATGTCACCTTCTGGATTTTCGATAAAATCATTGGTTTTTTTTAAATGTACTTCTCTTCCTTCAATGATTGAAATGAAAATATTATACTGTTCTTGATCCATTTCTAGCTTGCATGTTAAAAAATAACTTCCAGAAATATCTCTTGCTTTTCTGAATTTTACTTTCCCCACTTCTCCCTCTACCATCATCTTCAAGTCTTGATAACTTTCTTGTTCTATCTCTTGGTAAGACACGGAATCACCGTAAAATTCTTCAAACTCATTTTTACTACCTCCGAATTTAATATCTAGTAGGAGCTTTACGGTCTCTTCTTGTTTTATTGGCATATCTGTAAATTGTTGCATCTTGTGTTTCTTCATTCCACCAAGCATAGAATCTTTCACTCCTTTTCTTACTCATGTAAAAAAGGCTTGAAATAAATTCACCAATATCAATACTTTCAATATTATCGATAAGAAATTCCTTTTCTTTTTTTATAAAGTCATCTACCTCCTCAATATCATTGAGGATTTTTCGAGACTCCTTAAAATCAAGTTCAATCCAATACCGTATTTCTTTCCGAAAAGTGTTATGGTTTTCCATTATTTCCTGAATACTATGCTTCATGTCCAACAAGGTAAGTAAAGAAATAAAAAAACTAAAGATTACTTGGTAGATTCTGTCATGCCCACTGGAGCCATACCAGCTCCGACTTGAGGATTAGCATCGCTAAAGTTATCACCAGCATCACTAGCAGGGTTAGCTCCGACTTGAGCTTCAGGTTGGTTGGTTTGAATATCTACTTCGGAAGAAGATTTACTCATCTTTTCTCTCCATTCTTGTTGCCACCCACTATAGTAGTCTTGAAGGGTCGTGATGATTGCCTTGTTTTCTTGGTTTATAGCTACAGGTTGATCCGCCATAATCTTCATTCCATTTTGTAATGAGAATATCCATTTAATAGCTCCATTGTCAGGCATGTTAATACTACCTGAAGCAAAAGCCTCAGCGCCTTGAGTATTCATTAACAGTTTCATAAAATGACCGTTATCCTGAGTGTCAAATGCAATCGTTGCGTTTGGAATACTAGCAACAACTTGTTCCATAGCATTTTCAAATTCTTTTATTTCAGCAGTAGTAACCTTAGGTAAAGAATCAACAGCTTCTCTTAGGTTGAATTTTTTCTGAATCCCATCAAATGAGTTTCCGTCAAAAACAATTCTTTCAATTTCTTCCGAACTTAAATCTGGGGCATCAAAAGATGATTTCTTATTTTTCTCCTGCATTATTCTTGATGCATTTGTAAAAATAGATTTCTGTATTTTTTCTCTTAGTTCTCTCTTTGTCATAATTAAATGTTGTTAATGAAGAATGCTGACTTCTCCCATAAATACTTGTATTGATTAACAATAGTCTTTCTGATCATTTTTTTAACCTCTTCTTTAGTTAAGTGATCAGCAGTATCTCTTTTTTTAGAATAGTCTTGAAGAGCTTTCTTCATTTCATCCTTTACAATTCTTCTAATGTCTGTTTCAGACATTTCTTTTGTTCTAGCCTCATTTAAAGAAAGATCAAAATCACCAATCATATCAGTGTGCATGTTAACGGTTTCAGGCTCAGGATTCATTTCATTATTAAGAGTTTCAATAATCCCTATCATAACATCCCTAATCTCCTCAATGTCTTCGTAAGACACATAACCCCTCTCAACTCCATAGTCCATCCACACTTTGGTTAATATCTTATCAATAGCATCCCAATAATCTTCTTCATTACCTTCCCATGCAATCCACAAAGTCTGTAGAAAACCATCCTCCTCAAAGAAGTGCATTATTTCGTTTTTAGTTGCTAACATTATCTTCCGTATTTATTAGCTAATCTGTTTAGCATCTCGATAATTCTGTGATCAGGGTAAAGGTCGAACTTATCCTTACGGACTGAAGTATGTGACCAAATACCATCTTTCTTGTTTTTGATAACACTTGGGTCAAAATCAAACCATGAGTAATCAAAACTAGATTGTACATTAATGTTGTAGGTTCTAATTAGGTGATCTAGAAGTAATTCAGTTGCTGTGATTTGATCTTCGGTAAAAGCTTCAAAATAATGAAATCCCCTGAATTCTCTCTGTAAGGAATAAACTTTTGAAGGGTCAACTGTGGTATTGGAGAAGTTTCCCGGCCATGCGTAGAATTTATCCCCCTTCTTTTTGAGTGGCCCGTAATTACAGATTTCAATCCCAACTGAAGCTTTATCTAGTTTTCCTTTTGTTCCCTTTACGCCTAAGTGATAACTCCAATATTTTGGATTAAAACACTCAAATATATTTCCTCCGTATCCGTCAATAACATAAGCGGTGGCGATTCTTGGCTGATTGCCATCCCAGTAATCAATAACCCCTTTAGCGTTAGCGGAACCAGCCGTAAAGTGTAGGTAAAGTTGATTCTTATCGTGAACTTGCTTGATATACTGACTACTAGATAGTTTGTGGTCTCTATTTATTTCGAAGTTATACTTTTGATCTGGCAGAGGATTTCTGTTCTCTTTAGAGCTTCTCTTCTGAGCAGCTTTAAGAGCCTCAAAAGTCTCGTCTCCAATAATCCCATCATTCATTAGACCATATCTTTTCTGAAAAGCCTTAACTGATCTTTGAGTCTTCTTTCCGAAGCTACCATCAATAACTAAATCATAGCCCAACATAGACAAAAGCTTTTGTGCTTCAGCTATCTTTTCATTTCTATCGCCTATCTGTAATAACATTCTTCGCTTGTTTTAAACTAAATAGTGGGATATTTCTGATATCGATACCAACCTTATGCAACAAACTACCATTTTTTACGTTATATTTATAGTATGGACAGAATACAGAAGAGAATAGACGAAATAGACAACAAGCTTGATCATTATTTTTCAGAAGGTCAGAAATTATCTGGCTTGATAATAATGGCGCTTTGCACCTTGTTTTGCTTATCTCTAGGAGAAGGGACACTATTACAGAACATGTTTATGTTCCTCAACGTTAGTTTCCTTATTGGATTTGCAATCGATTTTGGAATTACTTTCAAAAAATTCAGATACAATTCGCAAAATAAGAAAATAACAATATCTCTAAAAGACAATTTCATAAACGAAACTTTCAAATAATGGTGACTAAACTTAAAATTCAAAACGATCCCGATAAGCAAAAATCTATCAGAATTCTTGATATTTTTAAAAAGAAAACGGGACTTGATCTTATGGATCACTGCTTAGTGAAAGTAAGTTCTTGTAAGAAATTTGAATTGGTCTATGTCTTCTTAAACACCTCAAACCTTAACTCTCTTATTGGTGTAATTTTAGAAGAGAACATCACAATCTATGAAAAAGCGGATTACACCGAAAGAATCGCAAACAAAGTTAAGAACGGAAAGCTTTTGCAATTCAAAAGCGAGTTTGTTTGTGAGCCGCAGATAAACGATAACTTTTCAAAAATTATCGAAAATAACATTCCTCAAGAATTAGTTGTCAAGAAAATTGCCCTAGAAGCCTTTGGAGATTTACAATTAAATTAGGACAAAAAAAAGCCAGCGTTTAACTGGCTCCCTGTTTCATATAATTAATTTCTTTACATTCCTGCGGTATTCGAAGTGGCTCCTGCTCCAAAGTCTGCCATTGACACTCCACTCTGTGCTTGCTTCACAAATACTTTGTAATCCATTGGTTGGATCATCTCCATGAAAGTTCTTCTAAGAACTTGAATATCACTTCTATCGGAAAAACCAAACTGCTTAATCAAACTACTCATATCGGTAGGTAGTGCTTGCACTAATGCTTTTGAAATCTCAACATAAGCCATATCTTTAGCTTTATATGCCTGAGTCAATTGAGCAAGCTCGTTTCTTCTCATTTCAGCATACGCCTTCTTTGCTTTGCTGAATTTCCCCATTCCGAACAATTCATCAAGCTCCGCACCGTCATACATTTCGTTGACGATAGTTTTGATCTTATCTTTTTTGATTCTAATCTCATCAAGCCTATCTTGTCCAACAGACCCTAATAGGTCTTTTTTAAGACCTTCTGCTTCTTCTTTGATAAGTTGCTTCACAAAGCTATTTTTAAGTTTAAATTTCATGGTTACATTCGTTTTTATTTAAATAGCAACAAAAAACTTATTTCCTCATCATTAAAGCCTCTTTTAATACTTGCATAATATTATCTCCTTCAATAACATTTGATTTTATGCTGTAATCTCTGTTATCTTGGACTTTCGAAACCACTTGAGCTTTTTGCTTAAGTAGTTCGTGGATAATCTCGTCTACTGTTCCTTTAGTTAAATAGGTGATAATTTGAACATTATCATGAGTAGTAGTTGCTCTGTGGATTCTATCTTCCGCCTGTTCCATGTCGGCAGGAGACCAAGCCTGACCAATGAATATTAATTTATTAGCAGAAGTTAAAGTAATACCTACACCAGCAGAGTCAATAGTTCCAGCAAAGATGTGAATGTTATCTTTCTTCTGAAAATCATTCACGGCAGCATGTTTATCTTGAGCTGACATCGTACCATCATGAACAACACAGTCATCTCCAAACATCTCTTTCAACTGTCTGCCTGTCTCTAAGTAATTGAAGAACACAACGATCTTATCCTTTGATTCGATTATGTCATCTATCAATTCTTTCGCCTCTTTTAATTTTAGAATTTCAGTATAACTTTTAAGCTTGTGAATTTTTTCAATAAAAGTTTGCTCTCTTTCATCTTCTTCTCCTTGATCGTTGATTATAGCAACCATTTCATCTTCTAAAGCATAATATTCCTTTTCTTGCTTTGGAGTCATCATCAAAGGAATCTCGGTAAAGGTTTTCTCTGGAATCTCAGTAAGAACATCTTTCTTACGTCTTCTCAAAAAGAAAGGAGACATTCGTTCATATAGCTCCTCAAGATTTGAGGCTCCATCATATTTCCATCCGAAAGTATCGTCAAATGCAGCTGCATATCGAACTCCAAAATCATGATATGAATTCCAAGTTTCTGGATCAAGAAAATTCAAAGGAACGAAAAGCTCAATAGGTCTGTTTTTAATAATAGTACCTGACATTAAAATCTTCTGCTCAATCTCCCGCATAGACTTGGTGATGATTTGAGTCCACCCAGTAGTTCTTTCTTTAATTCTATGGCACTCATCGATGATTAACAAATCATAATCAGAAGGATCAAGCCTTTCACCTTTTTTTGTTTCAAAATAAGCTACACCATTAATTCTGGACTTAAACGTGCCTTTCCCTTTACAGTTTGGGCAATCCTTATACCCTTTTTTGATATCAGTGATTTCCAAACCACATTTCTTCCACTTCTTACTTGGCTTATCATAAGCTTGACCAGAACATTTATGTTTGTATTCTAACTTTATAAATGTTGAGACACTTTCAAAATTAGTGATATGAAACAAAGACTCTTCTTTGGAATTGTTGATCATCCCACTTTTTTTAGTAGGATGGAAATTGAAAATATGACCTTGTTCTTGAGTCCATTTCTCAATCTCTTCCCTCCACATAAGTTTTAGGGAGGCGGGGCATATTACTAATGTTTTTAATTTATGCTTAGTGGCATAAGCAATTCCTTGAGGAGTTTTTCCGACACCGGGTTGATCTCCAATGATTGCTCTTCCCTTATTGAGTTCCAAAAACCTTAGACCTTGCTTTTGGTATTTATAAAGTTCCCACCCTTCATTCAAGAAGTCGTAAGTCTCGTTTTCTATATCAAACCCATCTACTCTTTCTTTCAAAATATTTGCAATCCTTCTTTGTCTAGATTTGTATGCATTCACTAGTTCGGCAACCTCCTCCTTCATCACATTCTGAAGTTGAAACTCATATCCGTTATCACGAAGAAAGGAAATTAAGTTTCCAATCTGAACAGGTTTAACAACTCTAATCCAGTCATCAACCTCACTACCGTTTTTGTAAATCTTATCCACACGAGTAGTCATGTGACCTTTGGGGAATGATTTCAAATAAGCTAACAATCTTTTGTCATAATCAAATCTGATTTCAAAGTTCTTAACTTTCTTTTGAATATAAACAGTGGTTAGTTTTTTAACTCCCCCTTTTTTGGCTTTCCTTGGCATCTCTTGCTTTTTTTAAATTCTCAATTTTCCTCGCATGCTTTGTTTTCACGTTCTCAATTTTTTGTAATTCTTTTTCGATTTCCAATTCAATCAAGTCACGCTTTCTTTCTTTTCCAAGATCGAGTTGCACTTTTGATCTAGTTACATCACAAATAAATTTTATCTGACCAAGATATTTCCTAGTATCTTTGGAACCCTCAATTTCATTCTTCATTGCTCTCTCGGCACGAGGTTCTAATTTATTCATGATCTCATCAATTTTGTAAACAAAATCCATGACACTATAATGGCGCATCTGCTCTAATTCTTCCAGAGTAAACATAATATAATTTAGTTTATTTATATAAGAAAATCAACCCCTTACTTAAGGAGCTTTAAGAGTTCTTCTGGAGACTTGTCATCGATGTATTTTTTAGCTTGACCTTGCTGCATCTGTCTCTTCCGAATTATATCTCCAACCGTCACATGTTCTCTGACAGCTATTTGAGAATCAATAGCAAACCTATCGTCTGTATAAAGATCGGGTTCAATCTTTATAAAAGCCTTCCCATTCATCTCAATATCATTTTCCAAGGCTGTTGTCCAGAATATTCCTAGAATGTCGTCATCATTCTTAAACTGCTCCGCCAGTTCTTCGGGAGAGCTTAATAGTCTATGTGTTTTTTGATCTTTTTCGATGATAGCAAGATTACTTCTGAAATAATCCTGCACCCCTTCTTTGCTGTAGTATGACATTATAGAATAAATTTTTTATTCTATAATGTATACAAAAACAATATAAAAACAAAAGACCCTTAAAAATAAGAGTCTTTCATTGTTGCTAGTTCATTTTCATGGCTTAGCATCTTCAGTAAATTTATGAAGCTTTCATAAGAAATTCAACATCAGGTGTTGATTTGAAATTGAAGTTTCTTGGCTTAACAACAGTAGTTTCAACCTTAGCGTCTGGGTGAATTCTCCAGATCAGTAAGGATAATTGTCTGAATGAGAAGATTCTAAACCTTTCCCACCTTGTTCTTTTAACGATAATCTCAACAACTGGTTCTTTTTTATATTTTGCTGGAAGCCCCGCTAGTATTCTCATCCTATTAGCATCCTTTTCAGAAATCCAAGATTCCTCTTTAACTTCTGGTTTTGGTTTCGGAGCAGGTTTCTCTTTTTTAAGATAAGTCTCATACCAGTTTTTAAGCCTTTTCCCTAGTCTTGGCATCCTCAATTTCTTTTTAGATTTACTCTTTTTGATAATTGCATCAGCAACTTCTTTTACTGCGTGTTCAATGTTTTCTTTCTTCTCTTGAACTAACCCTTCTGCAAAAAAACTACTACCTTTTGTAACATTAGAACTCATAACGGTGTCTCGGAAAGATCGGTGTTTCTTAAAATTACCTTCGATAAACAACTTGTCTTTCGTTTTTTCAGGACTTCTTAAATCCGCCTCTCCAGAAAACAATTCACCAATTGCATCTAACTCAGAATGTTTTGATTGTTTTAATTTGAAATCCTGATTGAAATCTCTAACGAAAACTCTGTTTCTAGGATCAATTGGTCTGGGGTCTAATGTCCCAGACTTCGATTCCATAACAGGAACAAATGCTCCTGTGAAGTTTAATTTTGCTCCCGAAACAAATTCGGAGCTTTTTTGTTTCTTAATTGCCTCGTCTTCTTTTTTAATGAATTCTTTGTAGAACTCATTATCTTTTTTTGAAAATTTGAATCTTCCCATATCTATTAACTTTTTTCCAATTTCTGGAATTTGTAAAGTTAAATAGAGTGGTTTTTCCAAAAAACGGAAAAAATAATTTAGAATACTCTGTTGTTTTCCTTTAAAATAAGTTTATCCTGATAGAAATTAGAATTACACAAAGAGTGCTTTCCTCCTGCTAGGGGACAAAATTTACAAGGTTTCTCATCTAGCACCGCCTGACCACGAGAGTCTAATTTTACGCTACCATCTTTGTTTAAAGTAAACTTAGCTTTTCTGAATCTTTTATCTTTATAAATGCTTTTCAACGATCTACCGAGAGCATTTATTGCTTGTTTGATTTGTATTTGAGAAGAAGGTATATCAACTTCCTCAACTTCTCCGAACCCTCCTTCTGGTTTCTTTTTATTCTTCAATCTATTAAGGACAATATACTTACAATCCACATCATCTAATTCAACCCCGTTCTTTCTGCACCAGAAGTATTTATAAAATCTCATTTGCATCATAAATGCCCAATCCTTTTCTTTCCAATACATATTCCATTTTTGACCAGATGTCTTCCAGTCAATGATAATATATCTACCTGTCTCTCTATCTCTAACAACTAAATCGACAAATCCTTTGAAATAAAATCTATCATATACACTTTCGTATAAAGGCTCTTCTACTGATATGATTTCATATTTCTCAACCATATCCTCTACATCAAGAGTCTTGAGTATATTTTCTCCTTGTTCAATAAAGAACTCAAGCTTATCCGTATCTTTTGCATGAACATCATAGTCTGGGATGTTATTCATCATGTCTTTAACAAACATGTCTCGGAAGTATTTAGCTCTGCGTTCTGGCCCGAATCCTTCTTCGACACCATGTTCTATAGCTTCGTGGACAGCACTTCCAAAATATAAGTGGATAGAAGGTGGTTGTTCTACTAGTTTTAAATGCTTCTCAACCAAGTGACGGTGCGCACATTCTGTGAAAAGTTTGAATTCAGAAAATGAAATATGGATCAATCCATCTTCTTTTCCTTTTTTCATGATCTCTTCTAACTTTTCCTTTCCTTTTATTGTATGAGTCTTCATATGGCAAAGATACATAAAATTAAGGTATTTATAGAATGATGGACAATATTAGAAAAAATAAAACTTTGTTAGAGTATGTTTCTGCTGAGGACAAGACTAGGCTTTACGGTAAGTCAAGCGAAAGAGTTCCTTTTAGTGTGGAGATGATGAAAGATGCTATAGAGCAGGGTAGAGAGGTTGGAGTGTTGTTTCAATCTAACAATTCTAAGTACAAAATGCCTGTGTCTAAATATCGTTTAATTCAACCTGTAGCTATGGGTAGAAATTCTAATGGTAGGATGGTTATTAGAGTTGTTCATGTTTTTGGTCAATCTGAAAAAGAGGCTAGGAGAACTGGTATAAGAAGTGCAGAGGCGGAGAATGAGTGGAGACTTTTAGGAGCCGATAACATTAAAGGAATGTGGTACACTGGCAGGTTTTATGCAGATTCAATTCCAAACTACAAATCTAATGATAGCATGATTGTTAGTCAATTAGCTTCTTATGATAGAAATAAAGCTAAATCATTTCAAGACCAATTAGTAGCTCAAGAAAAAGAGGATCAAGTTCAAGTTCAACCCCAAGAGGAGCCTCGACAGCCTGATCCAAATAAACTTCCCTTAAAGGAAAGAAAGAAATGGGTGAGAAGTTTGTTTAAGACTTTTTAACGATATCTGCATCAATGTCTCCTGAGACATCATTACATCGAATCATTTTACCTGCAATATTTCCAGTAACATCTTTACAGGTTACATTATCTGAATCGATATTTCCTTCAACATTTTCACACTTTACATCGTGAGCTTTTACGTTTCCGTTAATATCTCCGTTAACTGTGGTTCTAGCGTATGAAGTCAATGCAGCTAGATCGCCTTTGAATTCAATTACTAATTTTACTTCTGGATAGTTTTTAATTGGCATGCCATTTACACTTATTCTGCTTCCGTTAGGATCAGAGTTAATAATTATGTTTTCTCCATCAACTTCGAATTCCTCTCCATTAATGATTAGTATGTTTTTTTCTTCATTCATCTTTCACAAATTTTTTCACAATTTTTACAGCTCTCTCTTTTAATTTCCCGTAGTGAGGAGAATTATGAGTTAAGAACTTTGTTTCTTTATGGTAGTTCTCTTGTAAATCTATATCGATAATTCTTAATGTATAGAGAGAAATTCCTCGCTTAATCTCAAAGAGGTGCTTCTTTTCTAAATAGCCATTAATTATTTCTCCTCTTTGATCTGGATTACTCCATTCGATGCCATTTGTTTTTGATTCAATTCTAACAAGGGCTTCCTGAACTTGATGATTCCACCACGAATCTCTTTGAGCTTTACTTAGAGCCTTTCTCTTTTTTGATTTAGAAACATGCTTATCATCATCATCTCCTCTCTTTTTTCTTTCCTCTTCCTCTTTTTCTACCCTCTCTTCCTCTTCTCTAAGAACTATAGCATCTTCCAAAGCTTCCACGCCCTCCTGTAAAGCCTCAAACTCCTCTTCATCTAAGTATTCATCTTCAATATCTAAAACCTCCTCCCGCATAAGAATAAGGTCAGCGACACTTAAGCCGTCAAAATTAAAACTTGATGGTGAGTTTTCTATTTTCATCGAGTTACTAATTGTGTAATCCCAGCATTAGGATTGGTATTCAAGTCTTCTTCAGTAAGCTCTGTTCTATCTTTAAAAGCTTCGAAAATATAATCGGCAGCATCTTTGATCTCATCAACGTGAGTAATAACCATCATGTTCTTATATTTCGTCTTTAAATATCTCAAAATACCTACCATCTCAGTTACGGTCTCTGGGTGCAGCGTGCCAAACCCTTCATCAATTAAAAATATAGAAGGTTTAACCACATAATTTCCTGAGATGTATCTGAAAGCATCTTTGATAGCTAAAGAAATTAGAAACTTTTGCGCTCCCGATCCACTTCCAGCAACTGGGAGCCTATCAAATTTGTTTTCCATAAAGTAAAAATATTCTTTAATATCACCTTTCTTATCAATCTCAAGATCAACCTTATAGTTTGCCATGTGTCCAATAAGACTGTTTACTCTACTGTTCATCAACGGAAGTCTTTTTTTGATAATCATAGAAGGAATACCATCTCTTTCGACAGCCTGAAGGTAAATTGAATATATTTTAAAATTCTTATCAGCTTCCTTAATTTTATTCAATACCACTTTACTTGTTTGAATAGTGTTTTCAAGCACACTAACGTCACCTATCATTCCATTAATTTGGTTGCTAATTGCATGAACAGCTAACTTGTACTGATCAATTGATTCCTCAATATCTGTAATGTACTTTTCAGTCTCAATATTCTTTTTCTTGTTTTCTTCGTTTTCATCGAAAACATCAAATTGGTTTTGAAAAACAGCTAAAGAATTCTTAAAGTTCTGTAAATCACCTTCAGAAGTCCTTAAATCTTTGTATTTACGGTCATACAGAGTGTTGTGTTCAATGATACTCTTTGACTTAGCAATCACATCCTTTTCTTTATTTAAAGAGTCTAATGCCCCCTCAAACTGCTTAATAGATGATATCAATAACGACAGTCTACTTTCTTTTTGATTCAAAAGATTGTTATGATTTTTATGATCCTCCGCCTTTTCAATTAATTTCCTTTTCTCGTTAATGATTACATTCTTCTCTCCGATTAATATCTTTGTTGAACTCTCTGCTTTAGGTTTTGGTTCAGAAGTGGCATTATTACAAGTTGGACAAGGCTTTCCTTGAAATATAATTAAATCATTCTGAAGAGAAATAACTTCCGATTGAACTTCCATTATAACTTTAGAAGCACCTGAATCATCTATAACCTCTTTCCTTGGGTTCGATTCAATCCAAATTTTTAATTCTCCTTTCTCTGTTTGAGAAGAGTCTAAGAGTGATTGGTTTTTATCTATTTCAGACGAAACTGAGTCAATTGTCTTTGTTGAATCAAACGGTAATTCTCTTTTTGGATTGATATCGACCCAACCTTGAAGTTCATTCTTAATTTTGGTTACACGATCTACCTTTTCAGTAATATCAGAAATCTTTTTTTCAATCTCTTCCTTATTCTCAAATGGAAGAATTTGAACCTTTTCTAATTTAGACGTTAAATTGATGATTTTCTTATTTTCATCTTCACGTCTAGTTTCGTTCATTTTCTTTTCCTTCCCTAAAGAATCAAGTGTAATTCTTTTTGCTTTTAATTCTTCTTCTTTAGTGGCAATTTCCTGTTCAATTTCTACCGCCTTACCAAGATCACTGTAGCTTTTCTTAAAAACGTTAATTTTCTTTCTGGCGTAAGCGACTCTTTGCTTGAAAGGATCAAGTCCATTGTATTTCCAAAACAAAGAATTCTTATCTTGCTGACTTAGGTTGATGTAATCATCCTCCGAACCATGTATGTGAAGAGAGTTGATGGAAAAATCTTCATAAGAACCAATAGCTTCTTCAATCTGCTTCTTAACTTCTTTTTGCTCAGAAGTACCGCTGTCTGATTTCACTGGAACCCATTTTTCCTCGATAACCCCTTCCGTATCAACTTCTTTCCATATTTCAAATTTCCTTCTGTAAGAATTTGATCCTTTTTCTTTTTGTTCTATCCTTCTTGAGATTCTGTGGAGAACCCCATTAATAAGAAGCTCGATTGAAACAAAACCTTTGTTTGATTCTGTGTATAGGTTTACGATTGTGTTGGAGTCCTTGTTGCCCGGCACGACTTCGAACATTCCCCAAATAATTGTTCTAATAAGGTTTGATTTACCAGAGTAATTTTTTCCAAAGATTCCCAATATTCCTTGGTATCTTTGAAGGTCAATCGTCAAAGCTTTCTCAGGAAAAGAAAATAGATTTGAAAATGTAATTTTAAGAGGCTCAATATTCGTCCTATTCCGAGAGTCTTTTGTTTCGTCAATTTCTAATTCAGAATTATCAATGTCTGAAGCCAACTTAATTATATTCTTTTTCTCCTCATCGCTAATATCACCTTCAGTTTGGTCTAGCCATTCTTCAAGTAAATCAAGAAACAATAAAGACTCCCCCTCTTCAACTTCCTTTCCGTCTAATACATCGATTTCTTCTTTCTCAATTGCTTCAAATGATATATTGATTTCTTTACATCCGTATTGATTTCTAATCAGATCACGAATATACCTTTCTCTCTCTAGGGAATAATTCTCTTGATAGTCCTCATAGACTATACTGATTTTTGTTTTCTTTTTATCGTTTGAGAAATTAAGATTTTCAACTCTTTCTTCAATAGACTCTCCACGAGAGATGTTTAATTTAGCAAAACCCCAGTCGTTTAAAACATATCTTCTTTGGTGGGTAATGTTTTTCTTATTCGACAAATCCCACATCAAATACCCTTTATCGATTGACTCTCCGTAGTTATTTTGAATTAGTGACCCACAGTAAGCAATAGTTTCATCCTCACGGAAGGTTTGATACTCATGGATGTCTCCCATCATAACAGCATCAAAATTCTTGAAAGTTTCCATATTGAATCCATCATCTATTCTGATCTCGTACCCATTATCTCCAACAGAACCATAAAGAGTTCCGTGCCAAAAAGCAACGTAAGTTTTTCTAGCTTCAGGTGTTTCTAATTTTAGAACTTCATTATCAACACAAGAATAAATCCCATAAACCAAATCTCTTCCTACATCAAAAAAGCCAGAGCTTGGGTAATAGTAGATTGAGTTCTTCCAGAAATCAACATCATCTTTATTCTCTTCCGTAACAGTGACTGCCTTCTCTCCAGCATCAAGCATTCTGGCTGTCTCTAAAATAGGAGCCATAATATCACCTTGATCAAGGTTTTGTAAATTAAGGTCATGGTTTCCTAAAATTACATCAGTTGGTGCAATCTTGGAAAGTTCAGTTAGGAAACTAACCAAAAGGATGGATGATTGTGGAGAGGTTTTGATTTTGTGGTGCATTAAATCACCACCAACGTATATTCTATCAGGTTTTTGATTCCTTAGGTCTTCGTAAAATCTTTCAAATACATCTCTAAATTCATCATGTCTTGCACCAAATCGTATTTGGATGTCCGCAGTATGAGCTATCTTCATTCTAAATTTTTATACAAATATAGGAAATTTTTAGCTCATTTGATCATCTAACATGACCAACATACATAAACCAACAGCATAACTGTCAGCCATATCGAAGTTTTCATCTAGGAGTTTCCTCGATCTTGGCCCGTATTTCCAATCAAGTTGTGGCTCTAATTGTGTTACTCTTTCCCAAACTAACATCTTTCCACTTTTGTCCTGACCACGCTTGATGAGACCCGGGAAGGCGGTTGCTCTAATCGTAAGTACATTCAAATGCACAGGCTCAATTCCAAAATAATTGTAAACCGCACTCGACACCATTCCGTTAAAGAAATTAAGTTTAGCAATCGTTTGAGGATTTGACTTTCTTCCTTCAAATGACTGCAAAGGCTCTTCTATAGCAATATGCTCAATTCCTTTCATATGAGAAACTTCTTTCATGAAAGCATCTAATCTTTCCCAGTAATTTTTCTTGGAATTCATTTTTACATAACCAATCTCTGCCATTGTCCCTTCCGAGTCAAAAGTAGTGTATCCTATACAGGAGGTTGAAATATCTAGTGCTAATAACATAATCTTTAATTTTTAAGAATGTAGTTATTAGTTGGAAAAAATCAAATAAAAAAGCCCCTTGATATAAGAGGCTTTTTTTATTCGAACCATTTCTGGTTATACGTCTAGTTTTAGTGTAAAAGTCAATAGACCTGTATAGCCTTTTGCTTTTGGTCTATCAAGTTTTGTGATAGCAACCAATTCATTATTTGTGTTATACAATCCAACTTCTGTTACATATGTTGTGTCAAAGTCGTTTGCTCCTTCTTGATAAGTGTTCAAGTTAGCATCGTAATCCCAAGTTGGGTTGTTTGTAAAGAAAAACTCATTCGGAAGAGCAATGCAAACAACTGATGTCTGGTATGCAATATCGATACTGTAAAAGTTTACAGTTGATAGAGCTGAATCATCCCAGAATATATTTGTAACTCCTGAAGTTGAGTTTGCGCCTCCACCCGGGACAATCTTTCCTAGACCCCAAGGCATATTTGAAACAATACTTGGGTGAGTAATCACCATCAAACCTTTATCTAAAGCTACAAAACCTACAGGGATATCATAATTATATCCTTGGTTTGTAGTGGTTGGATAGTTTTCAAATACAGTTGCTGCCAAATCAACATTAGTCCAAGCTCTTTGGTCTGTATTAATATCTACCGCTGCCAAGTCCTGATAAGATACAGCAGAAGGTCTGTCTAGGTAGTTTGTAGTATCCCAAGTCGAAACTGAGGATTTATTAATCACACCGCCATCTGTATAGCCTGAATAAGGTAGATTAATCCTATCACAGAATAGGAAAGTGATATTATTACCCAACAAAGGACTGTTCTGCTTTTTAGCAAAAGTCCCATAAGTACTAGAAACTAATGTTACAGAAGAAAAACTTGCACCACCGTTATTTTGTGGAACAACCCATGTAACTGACCTTCCGTCCATAATCTCATCATAAGATGTATTAGGAATAGCTGATATCAAGAATTGATCAACATTTAATTGCTGCAATTCAGGAAAAGCCTGAGATAAAGTTGAGCCTGTCGGTAAAGTTGCTGAGGTCGCTGGCAAATTTACAGATTTGAAATAGTGTGTAAACCTTTCGTTTAGCTCAGTTCTGTCCACCAAGCTATAGACTAGCTCACTTGTAGTGACTGTCTTCAGTGTTCTTATTTCATTTCTTGTTGAAACAACACTTGAAACTGGTTTTAAAAAATCGTTTGCCATTTTATTCTAATTTATTTTTTTAACATTATTTATCCCGCATTAGGAGCTTGGGTTCCTGTTCCTGTTCCTGTTCCTGTTCCTGTTTCAAGCCCAATTGGAACTTCAGTGTTATCAGTATCTGGCTCATTATCAATAATCCCTACATATGAAAAAGCAACTTTAAACATTCTTGAATTTTCTACTTGGTTGCTTTCTCTACCGTAAGCTGAAAAGGTTAAGTATCTTGTTCTAGCAGTTCCCGTAGTGTTAGGAGTTTGTCCGTTATCGATCCAGAGTTTAAGTGAATTAATATATGCGGTTGGAAGATTTGAAACATAATCTTTATAACCATCTACATAGCTTGAATCCTTTTTACAAAAAGTAACATAAAAAGTACTGTCTTCATTCTGGGTAGTCTGAAAAGTGGTTGGTGGATGCAATTTCAAGAAATGCCCTCCTTCTCCCATGCTCTCTGTTAGGGGGATAATAATTTTATCACCACCAACAAGAGTTGTGGTGTTTAAGTTCTGAGCAATAGGCCCGATCACGATGTGTGGTTCGGAAATTATCCCATTATCATAACCCGTGTAAACACGAATTTTTCTATGCAGAATATTGTTTGGTGTTGCGTTTGGTGTTAGCATTTTTTATCTTTTTATTATCTTACTACTTGTTGGTTATTAGCAGACCCTCCATTATTGGTTAACCCTCCATTTGGAGAGACAGGAACATTAGGAAGACCAGTTCCAGTTCCAGTTCCGCTTCCACTTCCAGTATCAGTTCCAGTTGGAAGCGCACTTCCACCAAAATTAATATTGATTGATAACGTGTCGTCTGATACAAATGTACCTGTAACATCATAAGTCACAGCACTTGTAGCTAAATTATCAAAATTGCTATACAATAGCATTGAAGATTGCACGTAATCTACGGCAGACTTCAAACAACCTTCAGACTCTCCTGAGATATCTGGCACTTGACCCGGTAGTAGATTAAAACCCACTGAATAATTGTGATCAGGATCACCTAAAGCGAACGATTTAATTTCAAATAAATCATTACCTTCCTCATCGAACCTGATATTTCCTTGGTTAAATAGATACTTTCTACCTACCCCAGTGAGATAAGCAGTTCCTTGTATACTTGAACCTGATGTTACAAAACCCATTTTCTTTTTTCTTTTTCTTTAAATAATATCAAATTAAAAATCCAATTCTAATTGATAAGTTAAATATCTAGCACTTGATTTAGGTAAAGGGTAGCTAGGTTTACCTATAGCAACCAATTGGTTGTCCCCATTTAAAATTCCTATTTCACTAACATATGTTGTTTCATCTAGTGAATTATCAAATGTTTCGTTATTAGATGAATTTAATTCATTATCTGTTGCAATTAAAGTAATTACAGTTTTAAATACTGTAGCTCTAATCGCACACTCTACATTTCCTAAGAAAAATGTCTCATCTCCGTAATTTAAACCACCCGTTGCGGTATTCATATTATCGGTAAAATAATCCCCTAAAGTATATGTTGATCCAGAATCATAATCTTCTTTTGAAACTATAAACTGATGTGCTTGTAGGTAAGTAGGGTCAATTGTGTTATTACCAGTCTCTCCTGTGTAAATTCCGTTTCCTAAAACTCCGTCCGAAACAAGTTTCCATCCATCAGTAGGTACAGAATTTAAGTTTTCATAAGAAGATGTCTCCATTTCCTTTATTAATATCTGAACTTTATTTGAAGACCAGCCAGTTCCTGAGTAAGTAACAAATCCTGCCTCATTTCTTAAATAAGGAAATGAACCAGCTGGAAAACTTACGTTTAAGTACTTTGACAATCCAACGCCATCAGTCTCCCCTTCAATCTTTTGAATATAATTACAGTGCATAGACTGCTCATACCCTAAGGTTGCCCCAGAATTAGCAACCGTATCATTTTCTGTTCTATAAGAAATTAGATAGGTGTAATTTGATCTACAAAGTCCTGAAGAGTTTGATGAAGTTAAAGGAGCTGCGGGAGAATCTACCAACCTAACGTTAGGTTTTGGAAGTGTCCAGTTCCTATTTGACTTATAACTCATTGCAGTTAAAAGTTCTGCATCAGTTATAACAAACATCTTCAGTTTGTGATAAACTCTACCTAGTGGGTTTGAAGTGTTTGAGGAGCCGTCATACAGAATTCTGTAAGATGTCCCTGCTACTGAATCATAATAATCTGTACTTGCTACATCTGAAAGCCTTAGGCCTGCTAGGACTCCTGTTCCCGGGTCATTATCGGCTTGATGCCAAAGCACATGAGGAATCTCCAACTTAACTGTTCCAGCAACCAGCTGTTCTGCATAAGTGTTTCCTGAACTTAGGTTTGTGTAATGAATAATTCCGATAGAACGGAAATTCTTCTCAAACCCTAAATATTGTTTCGTTCCATTGTATTCCAATGACCCGTAAGAAGTATAACCCGAAATTGAGTTTGTACTTCCAATCTCAGAAGATGTGCGAACAATATTCATGTTCCAAACTTTCGTTACCTTAGTAACTCCTGATCCCCAGTATTCTTCTACTTCTGTTTTTGGATAAACCCAATAAGGAATTTCTAAAGTTGACCCTGTTCCTAGTGTAGGGAGGTCTCGATCAACGAACATTGTTGTTCCAACTGTTTCAGTAACTCTGTACCATAAAGAAACAAATGGAGAATTAGATAAAGAAGGAACATAGTCGTAAGTTCCCATACCTGCATACCATCTAATGTAAAGTAAATCTCCAACGTCAGCCACGTTTCCAGCTCGATCAGCCGCTAGTGCTTTTGAGGTTCCTGAAATAGTGTCATATGTAGTGTATCCCGTATGTTTATAGCTTGCGGAATCTAATTTAAACTGAGCAGATGTTACAGATGTTGCTGATGTTGTTCCAGCCTGTTGAGCTAGCCAAGCTCCGATGCTCTCTGTGTTTGCTGTTACAATGTTTCTACTTGAGAATACAGAAGCATCACCTAGCTGATATGCTGATGAACCATCAAAATTTGTTGACGGTAAAATAGGGTGATCATCTTTTGGAGCTAAAACTCTGTTTTCTGGAATGCAGAAAGCCGAGCTATTTCTAGCAACTCCATAATTTATCTCTCGATCTGAAAACACAGCCTTATTAAAAGTAAGACTACCAAGAGATAAAAGTCTCCTTCCAGTATCGGTCAATTTAACATTTATAAAAGTCTGTGGCTCTTGCGGCAAGTAACTCATTTCTTAACTTCTTTGATTTATTCTAAATAGAACTCAAAAAAAATAATACCTTTAATTTAAAAAGTAAAGGGTTTACTTTATTTTTGAGAATTATTTATACCAAAGAACTATTTCTTATGCCATTTGATTTACCAAATACAGCGAGTACATTATCTCCCCATTTTTCACCGGGAGAAGACCTAAGATACTTTCCAACCACAGATCGTTCGATATCTACCGTTGGTGATTATCGTGTGCAAACTAATTTTGATCCAGAGTCAATAGATCGAGTAATTAGAAATCTCAGTTTCGATCAATACGAATCTTTAAACTCAATGAGCATCACAGGAGCCACTTCTGCTGATACCATTAATGTTTTCGTGCAATCACAAGAACTTAATCTTGATTTTCAAAGACCTGAAAACAACACCTATTTTTCAAGCTTTAAAACAGAGGTGATAAAAGGAATAGCAGAAATAATTTCAGACTTTCCATACGCTATCTATGTAACTTCAGGCTCTACTAGCGCCAATACTCTTTATGATTTCTCTAAGGTCTATGACTTAAATACAAATGAAATTCAATCTACTTTTAAGGTCTCAGCCGATACTATTGTCAACCAAGGAAACGTTTTACTTAATTCTGGGTATTCTTATAACAACAACAGTTTATTTAATAATTTCAATGATTACGTTGTTCAGTTTAAAAATGGAGAAGACGCAAACACTGGGTCAACTGTTCCAAGATTAACAATCCTAAACTATTCATTCTCAGCTGGAGTTTATTTAGAACTCACAGTTAAAGGAGACTTTTTAACAGGTCAAACGTCAGGAACATCATTCTCTGAATTCTATATTGCTCCCTCTCCTAAGATAGTTTATAAATTTAAGAAGGATATTACTCCTCTGCAAAATCAACTTTTCTTTAACGGAAAATACAAAATTGCAAACCCACTTCTAAATGATGGCTCTACGATTGAAGTAACTTATACTTGGCCGAAGACCATTGATGGATACAACCCTAATACTTACGGAACGGAGTTCGATGTTTGGAAAGATAGCATGCTAGACTTTGCTGAGGACTTAGATTGTGACAAGACTGGAATTATGGCTCAGACTATGATCCCTGATTCTTATTTCGAATTTGATAGTGATAGTGATATCTACAAAAATGTTACCCAAGCTCAAGCTCAGGAGTTTGATATCATCAAACAATATATTGATGGTTTAGTTTATGCTCACACAGCAACATATGACGGAACAGAGTCTGTCCCAGACAAGTTCATCTTTAAACTATCCCAGTTACTAGGGTTTGACTTATCTCCTCAATTCAATGAGGTAGACCTATTGCGTTATCTTTCGGGAGATGAAGATGGTTTAGATAATTCAGGAGCTTATTATAACTTGCAGCTTTGGAGAAAGATTTTAACTAATATTATTTGGCTTTTAAAGAGAAAAGGAACTAGAGAGTCATTGCTTTGGATATTCCAGCTTATCGGTGCGCCAGAGTGCATGATTAGGTTAGATGAGATTGTATATGATATCTCTTCGGCAGCAGCTTCTGGAAATACAGGTACTTTATTAGAGAATGAATTATCTTTTAAAGTAAAAACAAACGGATATCCAGATTATAATGTTTCTCCACACATTTTTCAAGAAGGTGGAAGTGGTCGTGGAAATGGTATGAAGTATATTGATTTCTGGAGACCACAGTTTGATCCAGTTTTGAGATTTGACAACATCAAAACCCAATCTGGAGATACAGTATATTTCGGAACTGAAAATATTATAAACTCTAAACAACTATATGCAGCACTTGATCCAGCTCAAGCAATCGAGTGCAACGTACATGAGTGGTATCAATTAACTGGTACAGTTTGGAACTACTGTTATTCAGATATTTCTATGTGTGATTGGGATTATCCTTTCCAATGGATTCCTAGTGATCCATATGCAGCAAAACCAACTGGAGCTACGGAACATATTTCTGGAATGACATATCAAGAATATATGACATTCTTGTTTGCTAACAATGTTGACCCACAGACTAGAAAAACGAATGATCAAAATCATACAACTTTCTATTATCCAGCTCTGAAGAATATTTACTTGAATTATTCTTACTTAAACAATCCACAATCGAACAGGATTACAATGAGTAAGCTTGAAAACTTTATAAAGTTAATTGAAAGGAAGTTCTTCAATTATGGAAAACAACTTTTACCAGCCACATCAATTTTGTTGGCTCAAGGAGTGATTTATAGAAACACAGAATTTCATAGAGAAAGGTTTATCTATAAAGAAGGAGTTAATAAAGGTTCAGAATTTAGAGTAGACGTGTCTCAGCCAGAATCTCTTATCGAAATCATCGAGGTTACCAATGAGGTAGTCCAAGAGATTGAAGGAAACGTTATTTCGATTGAAGTCTCTAATGAAATTGTTCAAGAAATTGAAGGAAATGTTATCCCTATTGACGTGAGCAATGAAATTACGATTGAAATTGAAGGAACAATTAATGGATATAATTTGATTGTAGAGATTAATGATCTTACTGAAGATTCAGAAGTTGTCTCGGAAGTAACTGCTACTCAATTATTAGAAGACTTATCTAATATCATCTCTGATCCTGAATAAACATGACAAATAAATATTCAATAAAAAAAACAATATATAATTCCATTAGGAAAATTATATTTGAATCCGAAAGTAATAGTTATTCTTATAAAGTTTACCACTCGTCTAATGAAAAATTTAATCATTTTAAATTAGAAAAAATTACAAATTTAGGAGGCGACTTGTATGGTAAAGGTTTTTATTTCACTGATAATTTGAATTATTCAGAAAATTTTGGAAAAATAACTTATGAATGCTTAGTAACTTTAAAAAACCCTCTTAATCTAACTAATTCAAATTCAAAAAATCAACTAACTCAGTTGGTTAATTACATTAATGATATTCCTGAAAAAGACTTAGAATACATAAGTGGGTCTATTCAGAACAACAGCTTTACAACTGCTTTCAGAAAAATAAGAGATTTCATTTCATTTGAATCACTTCACGAATTGTACGATGGAGTAATTGGGTGGTCAGAAGAAGGTGGGAGAGAATACATTGTATATAATCCTAGAAACATTAAGATAATAAATTTTACGATCTTATAATAATTTTGTAACTTTGCTTCATGGAGCAAGTAGAGCAAGTACAAATATTTAGTCAAACGGACGACCCCGAAACACTACAACGTGAGATGAATGATTGGTTGGTTGATTGTGATGTGACAGTTGTTCGTGTCCTACAAACCCAATCTGGTAGAATGGATACCACCTTGACTATCACTTTATTTTACGTGAATAATCCCGAAGATTAACGGTTTGTGTATGTACCGTTTGAGGTACGAAAATGGAATATAAACAGTGTTATAAAATTAAATTGATTATGGGAATGTTTGATACAGTAATAGTTCCGTGTCCAGAATGTGGAACAAAAGAAGAATTTCAGAGCAAAAGTGGTGAATGTTTTTTACAAGAAGTAGAATTAAAAGACTGTCCAAGTGATATATTGTATGACGTGAATAGACACTCGCCATACACTTGTTGTGATTGCGGTACTTTATTCGAGGTAGACACAAAATCTAAAGAAAGTACTAAAGTAGTGTTGTAGATAACGATGTACCTTTTTAAAAGCAAAACGGGCGAGTGTAAAATTTGAAAATTATGGATGATAAAACGATAGCTTATTATTTACAGCACAAAGTAGAAGTAAAAGAGAATAGCTTAAAACCTATGGATAAACGTCATAAAATACCTAAGCGCATAAAGAAGGAAATAAAAGAACTAAAAGCAATGATTGAACACTTGACGGAATAATTTTTTGTTTTTATACATTGTTGTGCTTAACGAAGTGGTGTTTTAATGAAGCACAACGGTTGCAAATATGAGAAGTAAATCTTTTCATTAAAAAATAGACAAAGTAAGATTTATTTCTTATATTTAGTATCAAAAATTTTATACAAATTAAAAAATATGGAAAATACATTTGAACCAAGAAAATCCATCTCCGAAAGATATAGTTTGGAGAATATGTCTAAACAAAGAGGAATGTCTATTGATGACTATAAGTTAGAAATAGACAAACAACTCAAAATGAAACAGGATATTATTGATAAACAACTATCAAAAGGATGGACACAGGAACAATCTGAAACTCACGCTATGAGGTGTTTGTATATTGATGGATTTTCTTGACCGACATTCAAAGATTAAGAACTCATAAAATTTTTGATATTGAATATAACGCTGAGTATATGAAACGTAAATTTTAAACAGACAAAATGAATAAAACAGGATATTATATATTAGGAATACTGAGCGGTTTGACCCTATACAAACTAATTTATGTTTTATATACATTGTTGTTGTTAGTTGATTTTACGCCTTTATACCCTTACTTAATAGATATAAACTATTATTGCGAAAAGTATACAACTAAAAATATTGCTGAAATAGGTGCAATACTTTTGATAGTAATACCAATAGCAATATTTGTGATTAAAGAGCGCAGACTTAAGTAAAATCTATTAACTACAATGACTACTGTATGTGGCGTAGCTTTTCGCTATGACATATAAAGTTTGTTAGCATTAGTACGGATTAATAACTAAAAACTTAATAAGATGACAAAAAGAGAAAGATTAAAAGAGTGGATTAAAACTCTAAACGAAGAACAAAAAGATACTGTGATACTTGAACTTACAGACTTTGCAATAGATGCCGAGTATGTTGGTTTTTATGATACTACGAAAGTACCATATTATGATTGTACTGGAGAAAATCTAGATGGAACTGAAAGCGATGATGAAGATTAGTATTACTGCTAACGTATAGTAATATGATTAGTGCGGATTAATAACAAGAAAATGGCAAAGACACGAGAACAAAAAAGAATTGAAAATGCGGATAAAGTTTGTAGAGAACTTAGATACCAAATAGTAGAATATGGACTAATAGGCGATTGGGATGCAATTAATAAGCATTTTAATTCTTGGATGAATAATGCTAAAAAATCTAAATACGAAAGACCTTAGCATTAGTACGGATTATTAACAGATAAATTATATAAAAATGGAAGGAATAAAAGTAACATTAGTGCCAAATCAAGAAACAGACTACCAAGCGTTTAGATTTGATGAATTAGGTATTACTTATTTTGAATGGTCAAAAATGAGTGAAGATGATAAAAGAATCTTGGTGTTAGAAAACATTATGGAAAATATATGCTCTCACGTTGACTCGATGGATGAGTATTAATGCTAACGGATATGGTTAAGGTTAGTTGCGGGTAGAATATTAATGAATTAAATAAACAAAAATGAAAGCAGATTTAGAACAGTTGGAAAAAATGCAAGAAGACTTATTTAGGCAACAATGTGATTTAGATATACAGAAAGCAATGGTAAAACACTTTATAAAAAAGAAAGAAGACGAGCTATTAACTTTAACCGATGTTGTGGACAGTTTGCCAAGTGATAGACCTAAATTAAGACCATCTTACATTGGCGATAAAGACTAAAAAAAATAAAACAATACGGTGTAATTGTCTACAACACCGAAATAAACTCTTGTGCGTAGCATAGAGTTTATTGAATGTTAAAGTGCGTTTTTATGCACTTTTTAGCTATTTAAAACAGTGTTAAATGTTTGAGTTAAATCAGGGTTTATGATTCTCTGCTTGTAATCAAGTTCTCCCGAAGTAAATTGAGATTTTCTAGTCAATAGATTGAATTCCCTAAACAAGAACCCATTTTCATCAAATACTCTGTATTTACCACTTGCATTATCACGAATAGTATTCCCATAGAGAGCGTATGAGAGCGTCTTAACAGTTTGATCGACCATTTCGATCTGAATCACTGTAGGATCGAAGGAAGTGGCTGTAATGAGTATCTTCTGCCCTGCATTACCTAAGTTCACTTGTTGTGAATTTGAAATAAGGTTTCTTTCATCAGGAGTTAGAGTTAAAAACAAGTTTGTTCCGTTTGGATCAAGAACATAAGTGCTTGAACTAGCATTGGCGTTGTTGTTGTTTGTAGAAACAGAAACAACCTCAGATGTAGTAACAATCCTGTGAAAGTTTTTTGTCTTTACTCCATTTTCATCAAAGTATTCGATCATGTAACCGATCAACGACCCGGGACTCTGAAACTGAAGTTTTGGAATAATAATTCCTTTCTTAGAAATCTGAACCTCAGTATCTGTATTTGTTGTAATCATCGAACAATCAATAATCGTTGTTTCAAACGACTTAGGTTTAATAAGCACAGTGTAGAAACCTAATCTGTTAAAAATTGAAGCAGGAAGCCTCAATTCGTAGACACCATCTGCTCCGATCAGTTTCTTAAATTCATTATCTGATATTGCACCAAATAATGGAGCCATCTGAGGGTTCGTTGGAGTCTCTCTAGAGGCTGTATATGAATACAAAACATCAACATCATTGCTGTTGACATTTGAAAGTACTTTTGTTCCGTATATTCCTACACTCATTTCTTTGTTTTTTTATAAATATCTGTTTAAAAATTATCCACCCGTGCTTCCATCAGTTGTTTCAGATTCATCCGTAGGGTCGAATAACTCATATGGAATACTTTGCCAAGAGCCAGCCTCTCCATCAAAACCAGTTGTTATTGGACAAATAGTACTCAATAAAGTAGATAATCTAAAGTTAAAATCACTATAGTTAGTGTCATTACTATAATCATCAAGTATCACAATTCCATTCATAGTTATCTTATGCTTATGAATTTCACCTAAGAACGTGTCGGTGCAAAGACCTCCAGACTCATAAGTAACCGCCATGTTAGTGTAAGTTGTTTGTAGATTATATCTATTCACAAACGGGTTCACTGGAGCAGTTGTAGTAAATGTTCCTAAATTTAGAGTCTCGCCATCTTCTGATCCCTTCATCACAAAATTGTGGAATCCATTTTCAATCCCACTCACTGGAATAGTTGGGTGAATATATCTTAGCTTCATTCCATAATCTGCTCTTAAATAAATTGGTCTATTAAAAGTAAACTCCCCTAATTGAACAGTAGTCTCTCCTAGTATAGCGTTTGTGGGTAAGAAGAATTGAAATTCATTTCCTGTCACAGGAATAATAAAATCCTCTCCCGCAGGAACTGTCTGTCCGTCAAAAATAATATCATCCCCATTATTGGTAATGATCATTTCAATTTTAGAAACAAAATCTCCATCACTATCGAATCCAAAATTAAAATCAGGGAAACTAGAGAAGCTTTGATCAAAATCTTGAGTTGCCTCATTATATTGATGACCCATTTTAACTAACCAAACATTCGATTCTTGATTTGTAGCTTCAGATGAAAGCCTCCTTAAGTGAGTAGCACTATTACCCTCTGTCATTCTACCCTTTTGCCTATAAAGGTCACCTAGATTGAAAACTACAGGCTTTGTAATTATAGTAGCATCTACAATATTAACAGCTCCTTGAATTGGGTATACAGAAGTATCAAATTCCAATCCGAAAGGATTCTCTAAACTAACTGTAACAGATTCAATAAACTCTGGAATTTGATCAGCAAGTAATTGAATATCTACTGTCTTAGTTAATTCCCCAATTCCCCAAACAACCCTCTGAGGGCTTATTAACCTAAAGTCTGCTTCTTGGATAGCTATATTTTGTGCTGAATTTAAGTAAGAAAAAACAACATCAACACTTTCTCCTCCGAGAGAGCTAGTTTGATCTAAAGTTAATTCAAGTCTAACTAAATCACCTTCTTGCGCATTTAATGTGAACATCAAATCACCCCTTAGTGTTTGATACATTTGCCCAAGGTCTCCAGTAAATCCTACTTTTCTAAATATTGTGTTATCAATAATTACAGCATTATGCTCTAAATTGTCACCTCCATATACATTTAAGAGAGAAGTTAACTTTATAATAATACTTTCAGGTTGTTCAACAACCAAATCGTTATTAACAGTAAGATTTATAGTTTTAAATTGTTCTCCTATACCCCATTGAATTAAGAAATTTTCTCCAATAATAACATCATTAGGATCAGCGGTTACATATTCGACAACAACCTCAACTTCTTCTATCCCTCTGATAGAAGGTTGAGAAAGAGTTAAGGGTATGGGATACCCAGCGCCTTCGATATACTGCCCTCTGTTTTCAAGGAAAGATACACCTAGCGCATTGTTATTAAACACTACGTTTTCGTTTGTTTCTAAATTTGTATCTACGAAACACTGAAGAATACTTGAAACAACGTTGGATTCACCCGGGTTGCTTGGAGAAACATTTTCTAATATTTCAAAATATTCAGCATTCAAGTCAATAATTCCTCCCACATAAGATTCAGCCAGAATTGGCTGAATCTGAACATCAATCACATCATTACAAACTTTATAAGTCTCAATAGCTGTTTTGTCGTAATTCTTGTAGAGTTTTATCGGAAGATAATAACTATCCTCATTCGTGTATTCATACAAATAATCACGAGTAGAGTCAATTCTACTTGCGCCCCCAATGCTAGCTGGCGCACCCGAAGGTCTCACAAACTCATTCCCATCCCAAGCAAAACTATTGTCACTCACGATTATGTTAATTGTGTTTTTTAATTGATCATCAATAAACACGGTTGGAGAAGGAGTTCCTCCAGCTACGGTTGTTTGAAAAAATTGGTTAAAAACAATTGAAAGCTTTCGGTCATCATAGAATATTTCCTTCCTCTCTGCTTCGTTAGAATTTTCGTTTAGATATTGAATGAAATTATCGATAACAATTTGATTTTGAGAATTGTTCAAATACCCACGAATGTTAAACTCACTAGTAATACCTCCACCCAAACTTTGAGTATAGACATAGTAATCATCACTTAATTCCAATTCGCTAACTGTAATTGGAGAGCCTGTAAAACGTGGGTTTAAGAAAAGGTCAAACTGTTGCATTACTTGTTAATTGTTATATTTAAATCATTTGCTTTAGACGTTACATTAGATAGGTTAAGTTGTTCTAAATCTAAGTCATCTATCGTTATTGTGCTACCATCTGTCAAAGTCCAAGGTAGACTGTTCTTCCCTTGAGAATCAAACCATCTCTTCACTTCTTGATTGCTGAAATTAGATATCTCTGGTCTTAAAGACCTGATATAATCTATTATAGTCACAATTAAATCTTCGCCTTTGTTAATATGAATTTCATTTACATTATCAAAGAAACCAAACTCCATGTAAAAAGGATTTACTTCCTGTCTTTCAATCTTCTTAATAGTGTCGTCAATAACAACATCGACATAATCTATGATTTTCTCTGTTCTCAACATCGGGAACTGAATAAAGAAATCGTTTTCAGGCACTTCTGCTAGAGTTCTATCGCTTTGAACGATACCATATCCTTGCGAATACCCGCTAAAAGGTAGGGTGTTAATATAGAGTTGATATTTTCTTGAGTCTTCCATTTACATTAAATAAGAGAATATTATATTTGATAGGCAAAACCACCTAAACCATTTCTTCCGACATTTGCATCTCCAACCAAAAGATTAGGTACAATTGTTTGCGCTGTAATATAAGTGCCTAACACATCTAGTTGAATTTGTGATAATTCCAACCCAGCTAACCCCAACTCTTCTTCATCGCTAATAAAGAAGTTATTGCTTGTATTTCCAAAAGGATTGGCGAATTCCATACCGAAGTTAGGATCATATTCAGCAAAATTAAACCCTCCTGTATTATTAGAACCTCCCCCTATTTCCTGAATAATATCAACAAAACCATCAAGAAGTTGTTGAAATAAATCAGCAGTGTCCTCAACTGGTGTGTATTGATCGATATTTGTAACAGCAAAATCTTGAGCTAAAAATTTTGATCTCATTCTAAGCTTATCAACTTCAATAAGCTCTCCATCCACTAAGCCTCCAAAGTTTCCATCACTATCCCCAACATCAATAACCTCCTGCATACTTGGGTTTCCAGCCAATGTCTCACCTTCTGAGTTATAAACCCAAACTTGATCACCATTTTCCCACCATATACTTGCATCACCATGTAAAGTGTTGGAACCACCAGCTCTTCCAATTTTATAAAGAACATCATTGTTCAGTTTAAAATCAAAACCCCTATATCCATCTACTTCTGAAAAGTCAGCGAAAGGAATATGGACATCTATAACTTTTTTAGTTGGAAAAGATACTATGTTCTCATCTGTACAGGGAATGACTTCAACTGAATTTGAACTCCAAAAAGAAGATTCTAAAATTTCTCCATATAGATTAAATCTGCCATAAGTTGTCAGATTTAATCTAGAGTTTGGCAAGATATTATCAGACAAAAGAGCTATGTGATTTATGTAAACTTTTTCCGAGAAAGGCATTGGAGTTCCAACATACCCTTGTTCACCTTCGTCTTCAATAAAAGTAGTAAGTATGTCTTCCGAATCAGGAATAACATTTCCTAATCCATAAAAATTACCTCCGTTATAAATTGATCTATTCAAATAGAAGCACTCTTCATTTTCCTGATCGTAAGGAGTTAGTACGCTCCCTAACACATTAACAAGATATTTATTTACACCTTCCTCAGAAGTTTCTAAGAAATCTGGAGGAACTACCATTGTCCTATATCCTTCTTTTGCAAAAGATATTTCATAATAACACTTTTGGTTTGCTGTGTTAGCGTATAGCTCAAAATTGACACCACTCTGACTAGAGGGGGTGTATTCTTGGATTGTTTCTAAAAGCCACCCTTCCACTGTAATTTCTACCGTTAAGAATCCTCCACCATCTTTTGAAGAAAAGGTAATCGATGATTCATTATCATCAAAAGTTGCTTTAAAATCTTTCTCTAATCCCTGATTTTTAATATAGTCATATTGACCGCCATCAAGCTTTGCTTTAAACCTTACATAGTAGCTACTAAAGGCTCCCTCAGCATCAACAGGCAGTTTTGTTCCGTTAACAATAAAGTCTTTGTCTGCTGGGAAAAAATCATAATCATTAGGGTTTGTAGACCCAGTGTAAGTTGCCTTAATTTTATGAGGAACAAAATTATCGTAACTAATTTTCACTGGGAAACTCTTTTCTTCTCCCGCTAAAATCGCAATTTCCTGATCTAAACCAAAAACTGGATTCACTGGAATTACTGAATTTATCCCAGTGTTTCTAATTTTAACAATCATAGTGTCGCAGGGAAAAAATTCAGCGTTCACCCCTTGCCAAGAAGCTCCGTTCCTTAAAACTGAAGGGCTAGAATAATTAAACACATCATTGTTAGAGAAGTTTGAGTTATAAGCCTTTCTTCCTTCGAAGAGTAGCCTGTTTTTGTAAACATCTCCAATATTGAATTTAACCTTACCTCTTTCGGTTTGATCTAAAATGTAAAGCTGAGAAACTGGAATAATTCCATTTTCTAATCTGAATTTTTCAGATAATGAAAAATTAAACTCTTCTTTAAGCTCAATTTCAACATCATCATTAACTATTATTTGTAAATCCTTGCTTATCTCATTTTCTTCCCAAGACATAGAATAAGGGAATTCAATAGACTCCCCATTTAGCAAAACGTCCATATCAGGAACAGAGCCAATATTGTAGTTGATTATGTCAGAGAAGGTCTCATCTGCATTATCTGCATTAGGATCATAAGAAGCATCAAGAGTTATTCTGTATCTTGTGTAATATTCATCACCTTCTACATCAGGGTTAAAGAAAGAAATTTCTTCCACATTAAGAATAACATGAGTTCCGATATAACTTCCACTACCAATAACTAAAGAGAAACCAGCCGTAACAATATCTAAAGCCCCAGTTGGAAGCGCTGTATAGAATGCAACATTGCCTCCAACATTTCTAAATAGTATTCCTTGAGAACCCTCTTCTCCCTCAAGAGTTTGCGATGCTACCTGACCAAAGTAATAAGAAAAATTCGTAGCAGGAGAAGCTAGGTTAAATAAACAAGTTTCATTTCCGAAAGGAGATGCTTCGTTTAAATATATTTGCATATTGAACACTTGACCTTCTTCAATTTCATCACCAGTGGTTGAGAAAGAAATTTCTCTAGGTTTTTCTTCCTTAACGTCTAAATCCAATCTAATCCAATGCTTATTGAAAAAGAAAGAAAAATCGTTTTCAATTATAAGAGCCGACTCTCCAAAAGCATCAAAATCAAATGTATTTGTTCCGTAAGAAACAAAATCTCCATCAACATTATAAAAAACAAGCTTTTGTTCCCAAGACTGATCCTCATAATAAAAGTCATCTGATACTAATCGAATATAAGCAGAATCGAATGGATAGTTGTTTAATTCAATAAGATATTTTCCATTTTTTCTTCTAAAAATGTTATCTGTATCAAAAGAGTAAGTACTACTTTGAGTTGTGGAATATAAATCAGAATAATTTGCATCTGAATATATCTCAAGAGTCAAGTTGTTGCAATCAATAATTGTAGAGGATAGTTTTCCGTATATTCTAAAGTTACGTGATCGATCTCTTTCTATTCTAAACTGTCTACTTAAATCGAAATCATTGTCGTATTTCTCTTTTTGAATTTCATGAAAAGTTCTCCCTAAATCTATTCTGATGAATTGATCTATATTATCGTCATTGATTAATATTTTCTTTTTATTTGCCATTATTATATTCTTAAGCTAGATGATATGGTATTAAATTACTAACCCCTCCATTACATGTATACCCAACATAATCAGACATAAATCTTGAGTCATACCATCCTCCTTTATTTTGTGCAGGATTAGCTATAGCCATTCCGTTTACCTCTATTGTGTGTTGACCTTTATTCCCACTAACCCAATGATCTTTACATCCTTCGCTAGAAGTCCAACTACCATCACTATAATTTGTTCTACAATTCAATAACCTTGTTCTCATGTGATAGGTCGGTATTGCGTTTTCGTCACCTCCCGTATGGTTTAAAGATACTATAGGGACTGAGAACCCTTCTGGCCCTTCGGCTTTCAAGTTATTTCCCCCATTATAAAGAGTGATATTTTTCCAAACTAAACCGTATCTTGCTTTAGTGTATTTAAAGTCATCAAAATCAAATACTGCATTTGTCGGAAGGATTAACTCTAAGTGATTAAATGATCCAAATAAACCAAAAGGTATTGGGTATGATTGATTTGGGGTTAAAGTAATCATGCCCATAATATCCACATCGACAACTCCTTTATTAGTGATTTCTAACGTCATAGCTTGCATGGTAAGCATATTACCCTCACTATCATTTGACCAGAACTTTCTACCTCCAGCGCCTCCATCGTTTTTCGTCTGTGGTCTTAATCTATTTCCTGACTTACCTCTTTGAGCGTAAAACTTTCCGAACTTCAATTTTACAAACTGAGAAATTGGCACTGGGTCTGGTGAAACCAAGTTATAAGGAGATGGGTCTAATATTCTATAAATATCTAAAGAACCCTCTCTAATATTAGGGGAGTTTCCCATTTCTAAAGCAATTCTTCTTCCATCTTCAAAATTTTCAAAACTAATTGAATTACTATAAGGAGCAACGGAAGTGTAGTAGCTAGTAGTAGCTTCGCTCTCTGAGACTGTTAAGTTTGGTCTGTCAGTATCGTTTTCTAACATAGCCTCTGAACCTCCCCACCAAGGGTAACTAAACACTCTCGGCATACCTTCGGGTCTTAACCAATACCCGTACCCACACTCAACTCTCTGATATTTCTCCCCATTTAAAACAGATGAGACACCATTATCAATCGGAAACAAAACATTTGGTTTATAACCGTTGGCATACATTTCATTCTGGTTAACTCCTTGTTCGTACTTATATAGATAATTTTGGGTCACTGTCTTAGAAAAATTGTTCTTAAACCAATTTAAACTAGCCCCAACACCTCCATCATAAGAAACCCCATAGCCTCCCGTACCACCCAAGCCAGAATCTGAATTTTCATCACTAAAGTCAGCAAACTGCCTTCCAACTAGATCACCATCTATATACTTTGGTCGTTCAATATATTTTTTACCTTCCTCACTAAGAAGGTTGAAGTCAGGATTCATTACCACAGGCACTTTTGGAATGCTATATTTTTCTGGATACAAAGGACTCCAAGGTTTTTCGTAAGGAAAGAACCCCTCAACACCAACTGATCCTGCGTTTGGTGTTGAGTAAGATGTATTGTTTCTGTTTAGATTAAAATGATCTCTTGTTGCATACTCAACCTCATCGAGATGAGTTTTTTCTAACCCTGTATGTCTAAATACGGCATCCTTAGAAATGTATTGTTGCGATATCTGATAACCAGCTAGCCAAACTCCTCTCTTGCCAGTTGGGTTTCCATTAGCATCAGTTCTAAACCCGTCAGGGTCATACATATTAGCTGGAATCTTAAAAGCATGATATCCTTTAGTTCTAAATTCAGCATTCTTTTTTCTTTGAGCAAACTCATTATACCAAAATATTCTTGAATCCTCATCACGGTCATACATGTTGTGGATTTCAACAATTTCTTTATTTTTGATTGGATAACCTTCTTGAGACATATCTCTAACTGAAAAAGTTAGTGGTGAATTATAGCCTTTAGCCTGTAATTCCTCAATAGCTTTTCCTTCAAAAGAAATTGGAGTTGTAAAAAAGGTAACCCATTTTCTTAAATCTAGATTCACATCAATATTTACTTCCGTATAACCTGTTTGAAATGAACCCCAGTTTGGAATAATATCTAACGGAATCTGACGGTAGAACAAACTAGGAATAGTATCTAAGTTTGGTTCGTCATTTACTGGGAATGGGAAATTGTTCAAAGCAATCTCATCCTTCGTTAGTCCTTGTTTAAATAAATCTACTTCAAACAACATTACTTGACTTCCTGTCGGAACATTGTTTAGAATGAACTCCCCATTATCGTTGGTGTATGTGAAGTGTTTGTAGTGAGAAGGGATAGTGTCAAACTCGCTACCACTTCTTAGATATTCTGAATTGTCTTGATTAAAAGACTGAGGGTCAAAGTACTCGTCTGGACTTGAACCTTCTTTTAGGTTTAAAGTAATTCTGTCACCTTGAGAATCTAAAGCTCCGAGTCTTGGGAACTGAGTTGAAGGCACAAAAACACCAACTGGCACATTGGCTAGTGGAATCCTTATTTTATTCCCTATTTCGTCTCTAATTGGCTGTAAAGCATTAAGAGTCCCCATTAGAGTCCCCGTGTCTGCCTCTTGATCAGGTAAGCTGTTGGTGAGATTATTGTAAACGTCAAGCGTATTTAAAAAATCTCTTGATCTAACAAGTTTTGTTGTAACAAATAAATCATCAATCTCTGCATCGTGAAAAAAGACAAACGACTTTGAGTCTCCCCCAAATCTTATGCTCATCTCTTCTAAAAAAGTTAATTTGAATGCATTTTTATCCTCCTCGTTAAAAACGAAATTATAAGCATTCGCATAACTATGTCCTGTGTAATATTGATCGAACTCAGTTGGTCGTACTAAATTATTTTGAGAGTTTCTCAACCAAACCTCGTTTCCATCAAATTGATTTACGTATTGTGGAACACCCTGTTGATTCAACAGGACAATCGAAGGCACACTATCTTTCTCACCCAACGGTATTTTGGTGTCGAAAAACACTACTGTTGTTCCTGTGCGTGACTTTTTAAGTAAAATTTCCTCTTGCATTTTGTACTTTGTCTTTGATATAAATAATACATGTTAAATTTCTGAAAGTAAAGAATTTTAATTATCTTTGATTTATTATGAGAAGCTAGCGTATTAAAAAAACAAAAATTTGAAGAAATATCATAATGGAACTATCAAAAATAAATAATGTAGTTTTTGAAAACATTGATTTCAATGACTACCCAGATTACTCAGATGCTTATATATTTAGTGCTGACTATGACGGAAAACCAATGAGTAAAATAGAATTAGATTCACTTCCTAGCGAGTGGGTTTATGAACTGTTAATCAAACAATTAGACTAAAATGGAATTAACAGAACAAGACAGGCAAGACCTTAAAGTAGAAATAGATCACATTTTTGACTCAGGAGCAAATAATATTCGTTTATCTGAAATGATGGATAGATTTATCTCTCAAAAAACAGGCTCTTTAGATGTAAATTGCTTGGGCGAAACTCAAGATATGGAGTACTTAGAGAAGAATCTCCTTGCCTCTTTAAAGAAATTACCGCATGAAATAAAATATCCAGAAGTAGATGGATTTTATAAGCACTATAAAGGTGGGGTGTATAAATTCATGTCTATGTCTGAACATACAGAGACAGGAGAAAAATTAGTCATTTACCAATCTTTATTATTCGGAAGTATCTACGCTAGACCTTTAGAAATTTGGAATGAAAGTGTAAATGTTGGATCAGAAGTAGTGCCGAGGTTCAAAAAAATGACTACTTAAAATTATGAAATGCGAAAAACATAAGAAAGGCATGATTGTACTTCATGCTTTCTCAGAAGGTGAATGTATTATTTGTGATACTCATATTGACACTGCCCACATTCCCTGCGATTTGGTTTGTCAAAAATGTAGTGAAGAAAAAAACTTATGCCATATTTGTGGTGAATCTACTGCTTGCCCTGACAAGCAATAACATCATCTAGCTCCTTCTTTATAGTTTCCATATATGATGCATCGAAAACATCATAAAAGAATCCTATCCTCATTGTGTGATAGGAGTTGTTTATAATATTTTTAAATTCTCTCTGATTATCTTGCTCATACCTTTGAAATGAATCCTTAGAATCTAGGACTTCAACAGGAAATCTATGAAAAAATAACTCAAAATGATCTCCACATTCTTCTTGTAATTCAACCATTTCATTATAAGTACAGTCCGTAGGCTTAACGGTAGAGCCTAAAGTCAAACAAAAAATCAACAGTATAAAGATTGATAGCTTCATTATAAAGAAGCTACACGGATTGAAACATCTTTTGCTACATCCATAATCTCGAACATCACCAAAGGTAAACCTCTTACTGAATTGTCTAGTAAGTCAATCTCAGTAATATAACCCCCTGTTTCAGGAATCAATTGTGTGTTTGATCCAGCTTGTGGGTGAAGAGTTTCTGAATAACCACCATCTTGCATGTTGAAGAACTTAATCTCGACAACGTTAATCACGCCCGGTACCTCTCGGAGGGTGTCTACAATTTGAGATACGTAAATATGCTCATTCATTTCCCATTTTTCTACATCAAAGAAATCGTTAATCTCTTTCACTGTAGCTTGCTTAATCTCTTTTGAATTAAAGTTATCTCCATCAATCAACAGATCAACATTTATTCTAAGATTTATAATCTTTCCATCGTTGATCTCAACAAAGTCGTTTATCATTCTGTAACGAGAAATGTAATTAATCAAATTGTCTTTAATTCTATCGGTTGAAGGAGATACTAGTTTTCCATTTCCAGCTCTGGAAATGATATGCATGATTACCTTATTCTCATCAACTTCAGCTGCAATTCTAAATGGTGATCCGAATTTTCCATCAATCTGATAGGCACGAGATGTGTAATCCCTGAGAGTAACACATCTCTCTTGAGCTGCGTGGTTAGCTGCTGTGTTGCTGACGATTTCTTCAACAGAAGGCAATCCTCTACCCCCAAGAGCTGGAAATGGGTTACTTACTCTTGTTGAAGCTACGACTGCATCGTTAGTTCCTTGGTCGATTCCCGGGTTGGTTGAGTTGATATTACTAACCTCCTGTAAAACATTTGCCCCAACATTAGAAGTCAAACCCCCACCAGCTCTATACTTTACATAAACAGTACAATTTGCAGGTAATTTTTTTCCTAAAGCCTTATTATCTAGTACATCTCCAATATTGATCGCACTCTGAGGCTTGAAAGGATTTTCAACCCCAATCAATGAGTCCAAATAATTCTCATAAGCATCATACGACTCTACGCCACCACCAAAAGTAATCCTACAAGAACCGTCTGCTAAAAATTCTTTCTCAAACCTTCTAGGAACTTCTTTCCAATATCCTTGGAAATTTCCATTTGCATCTTGAACATCTGATTGCTTAAAAAATAAATCATCAGTCGGAAGAAAGTCTACTTCATACCATTTAATCGAATCGTTGTTGAAATCTGAAAATGTTGGATTAGAATCCAACCCTAACTGCTCGTATATGATTATAGAATCTACATGAAGAACATTCTTATCAGGGATATTGAATTTATAGAAAGGCTTATTGCCATCAGTAATTTCTCTTTTTATGATCTTAGTAACCCCTGCCTTAACCTTTTCTCTCTTTACGATTTGATATCTAAGAAGTTGTTGGTTCTGGTTTAAAACCTCATTAATAACTCTGTTTGGTATTCCGTCTTCCGAGAAGTCAGAAGAAAAATCTATATCTTCAAGAGTTTCAAAAACTTGACCACCACCAGCAACCCTTAACCCTGAACGGTATATTGGTAAATATGAAGTGTCTGGCCCGTCAGAGGTAGCTGGTACATCAATGATTATATCAACAACTGTTACCGCAGGGCGTACACCCGGCACCCTATAACCTTTGGTTTTTGCCAACCTATAAGCATCAACTCTTTGACGAACTCCGTCTAAAAACAGTGAGTTGAATTTTTTGTCCGCAAGGTGAGAAAGAAGATCACCAACATAGGCATTCAAGTCGAGTATTGCCATGCCCGGTGATGCTACATTGAAATCTTGCCACTCATCTGGATAAAAGGCTTTTAGATAATTCTCCAAATCTGTTCTAATGGAAGAAAAATTTCTACTTAAATAATTAACTTGTACTTGATCTGACATCTTCTTTTGTTTTTTAAACTACTGGGTTTTGAAATTGGAATGACAAATTTATCTCGTCTTCCAGTGAATTGAATACAACTATGCTGTAAACAAATCTCACTTTCAAAACGTAAGTGTTTTCATCAAATTCAAAGATTAATTCTTCTAATTTAATTTCTGGAATTACATCCTCTATAACTTGCCTAACTTCGGCTTCTAGCATATCCTCAGTAATATCATCCCAAGGATCAAAAATATAGTTATAGAAAGGTGAATAAACGTTAGAGCGCATGGGACGCTGACCCGGTTTCGTAGTCATCAACGAAATCAAGTTTGTCTTAATCGCATCTCTGGTGGTTTTTGTGGTTTGAAACCTACCTCCTTGAGAAGAGTCATTAAACGGAAAAGCTATGCCTATATTCATTTTTATACCTTTGTATTCATAATGTAAATAATGCAGCAAAAAAAATAAACTAATTAAATCTTTTTGCCACAGTATTTATAATAAAAGTTCACAATGGGAATCTACAGAATATATCCTTCCTCATCAAACACTATTGCTAACGGTAGGTATGCTACATACAACTCTAGCCAGAATGCCGTAGCCAATTTGTGGTATGGAGGTGGAATGGGTGCAAACACCTCTTTCCGTCAAAATACTTACAGTAGATTTATGATGCAATTTGACCTATCTACTTTAATGCAAAATTTTGCAGACAAGACAATTGTTTCTGGAAGTGTATCTTCTTATAAATTAAAAATGACCAGTACTGTTGTAGGTGGTCGTGAATTAGAGAGGGAGGGAAGGATTGCAAAGTTAGATGCAGTTATTGCTACGTCTTATGACCTTCTTGCTTTTCCGATCAATAAAGATTGGGATGAAGGTAGGGGTTATGATATTCTAGAATCTGAATTTGTATTTACCCAATATGGTGTTCCTAGAATTACTGGTTACTCAAACTGGAATTCGGCAACGACCCTAACCGCTTGGGATGAAGATGGAATTTTTGAAGACCCATCAGCTTCTACAATTAACAACGCTACTCAACATTTTGCTTTAGGAAACGAGGATATTAATATGGACGTTACAGACATAGTTAGCTCTTGGGTTGACGCATCGGCTGCAAACAACGGTGTAGCGCTATCGTTTTTACGTCCCTACGAGCTTATAAGCTCCGATACACAGAGTTTCACGTCTTTCTTTACCCAACACACCAATACAGCTTTAAAGCCTCATATAGAGGTTAATTTCGATCAATTGATTGAAGATGATCGTTTGTATGTTTCTAATAATAGAACATCCAAGCTTTACCTCTACACTTTTAGTGGTGATTCACCAGCAAACTATGTATCAATTGGGTCGGTTGATATCACCGACAACGCTGGAACTGTAATTTATTCTGGTTTACCTGTCAATCAAACTGAAAGAGGAGTTTATTATGTGGAAGTTCTAATGAGTGGAGCTACTAGAGGTCAGAAATATAAAGACGTATGGAATGACGTTGTATTTAATGCAGGAGTAGACTCAACAACATTTACTCAAACATTTACAATTAAAGATAATTACTACCAAAGAACTCCTTCGGTAAATGATTATTCAGTTGATATTTATGGAATTGAAAATGGTCAGAAAATTGTAACGGGAGACAAAGTGAAAATCTTCTGCGATCTTAGGTCAAACTACCAATCTTTTAAAGCTCCTTCTAATCCATTTAGAATGTTTTATAGAATTGTGATGAATTCACAAGTAGAGGTTGTGCCTTGGAGTCAAGTGAATAGAATCGTTACGGATAATTGTCTTTCTCACTATATTGATCTAGATACTATTTGGTTGCTTCACAACCAAAATTATAGAGTTGAATTTAAAATGCAAGAGTACGGAACCAACAGAAGGCTTCCTGAAACTCTTGAGTTTAAAGTAATTAACCCTTTTTAATAGCGGCTCTAGGCTCAAGGTCTCCTTGTAACATTCTCCTAAGGGAGCTAACAATGTCTTCTTCAAATTGTTTTACGTAATCCTGCGCCTCATTGCAATAGCTGGAAATAATCTCATAATTTCTATAAGAACTATCTGATTCAATTCCCCACAATACTCTGATCCCAGTTTCTTTAGACAAAACTTGTAAATCCATTATGTAAATTTTGTTGGAATCTTTTAGGCTTGATTTATCTAATTCTTCGAAGAAAGGAATCACCTCTTCCTCAACTTCTAAACAATCATTGTCGCTAAAAAAAACAAAGTTAACTTTATAGTTTTTTATTAAGCGCTTTATATCTCTTTTACTTGAATCCGTTATCTCGTAGTTCTGTTTCATTTGGGTATCCTGTTTTTTTGTAACACGTTGTACAATACTTGTAGACATTGTTGCTCTCCCCAAATTTAAGCATTTTTTCTGAATGATTACAATCATTTTGAAAAATAGTTAATTCTTCTTGAAGAATCGCCATCTGCTTTATAATTTCAGAACACCTTTCATGCCTGTTTACTTTTTGAACCTTAGGTTCGCTATTCTTTCTCATGTGAGTCTAAAATACTGTAATGATAAGTACATTATAGATTTTTCTAACTCTTATGTTTCCAAAAGGAAAGGTTTTAGTTTATTCTTACATAAGAAGAAATTATTCTCTGCAATTCCCCATCAACAGTGTATCTTGAGAGCTGTTCTGATAGAGACGTTGGAGCTAATGGGCTTTGTGGAGTGTGAATATGAGTCAACAACAACCTGATCATCAAATCAAGCAATTTAATCAACTCATCACCTTTAACGGAAGGGCTTAATGAGTTAGCTAAATCTCCAAAAGAACTTAAATTATCATTTTTCTCAAACTTCGCAATACTCTTGTCTCTAAATTTACCTAAATGAGAATATAGATTAATTACTGTTGATGTAAGGTCAGATTTCGAATAAGCTTTTAACTCAACATCTTCATCAGTGTTTTCTTTTTGAGAAATACTAAGGAAAGCAGGTGTTTTGGTGTTTGGTTGTAAAGTTCCTTTTTCAAAAGCTCCCGCCACCAGTCTAACTTCTTTTGATTTCAGTATTACCCAAGCATCATCACGACCTTCTAATCCTACATCAAAACCTTTAGGGATATCTAAATTACTTAAATCTTTACTTGAAATCTGAGCTTTAGAATTTGTAGCTGTATCCTTATATATGTTCTTAGCACTAGAATAGGATTCAATCTTGTGTTGAAATTGAGAAGTGTGGACTGGCCCTGACCAGTATCTGATTCCCGTATTATTCTTTGGGTCTTCTAAAAATACAAAGACCATTTCACCTACTCTAGGTTTAGAATAAATAAAAGAACTCTTCAAAGGTACACACCAAGGAAGTTCATTGACATTCTTAGCCAAACGATCACGATCATCAATCCTTACTTTGATCCTACCTTGAGCCAAAGGGTCATCAACAAACTCTACTTTAGCAGGGTAGACGTTTCTAAAATTAGCATCACCCTTGCTTGAGTAGCTTTTTTGACCCTGAATATTCAGGTTATGTCGCATCTGCTCATCAAATCCACTCATTACAATTGATTTATTAGTTCACTATGATTGTGACTTAGTTTATTTAAATCCTCAATACTCTTTACTACCGCTAAACGAATAATTTCCTTTTTTTCAATAGTTTCCTCTTTATCAAGGTCATCACACATCTCAAGGATTAAGTCCCTCAGAGATATAATTTCTTTTTCAACATTCTTTGCTGATTTTAATATTTTATCTTTTCCGATCATCTTGCTATTCCAATTCCAGTGTGAGGTGCAATTGTGGCTCCAACTACTGAGATTGGCCCACCTGCATTAGCTCCGTTTGCATTTAACAAAGCTCCTTGATCTAATACTACATCAACTCTCATTTGACCTTGAAGGTGGTCAACAACTTCTTCGCACATCACTTTTACAAATGCCTCGAATACATTTGGTGTTCCGTCAGCAAGAACTCCTGTAGGGATTCCCGCTTCATCAAATCTTGAAACTATGGAAGAAGAAAGTAGTTGAGAGTTCAGCCCGGGTCTACCCTTTGCCATCAATATCTGTCCAATAGAAAGTCTAGGGACAGGAATCCTATCCTCTTCCAACATGAACAAAAGAAAGTTTGCCACCTCCTCTGATTTATTTAATCCTTGATCTATTTTTAACATCTTGTTTTTTTAAGCGGTTGGTATTGGTACTATGGTTGCTAAAGTCGATGCAGCAGCGGCAAATTTTCTTGCTTTCTCTGCCGTTTCAGCAACGTCTCCCAGCATTCCAAACCTAGCCTTTATTTTTTCAGCCTTTCTTCTTTGTCTTTCTAAGAAAGTTCTAGCAAAATAGTTTGTCACTAATCTTTTGAAAACTTTGATTACTTCCAACAAGATAATTGCTAACAACCCTTTTAGTAGAAGGTTTAATATTCTTTCGGAGAATTCAGCTTTTTCTTGGTTGTCTGGGTCGTTTATAATAGAGCAGGGATCAGAAAGTAAACTATCCTTTGTTACATTAACTCCCGCAGGAGTTGATTGAATAGCGTCCATAATTGGATCAATATAAGCGTAAATTATAGTAGAAAAATATCCAATCAACTTCTCTATTAATATTCTGAAGAAACTTTTACCAGCCTTATTAGCGTTCTGTTCGTTATTAATTCCTTGTGTTTGACTTTGAACGTAATTCACCATCACCTCCATACTTTGAGCTGGAGTCACAGCTTGACCTTCTATGGTTTCTGTTCCTCCTCCTTCAAAAATAAAAGATGGGTCTTCTGGTAATTTAATCTTTATTGTCTGACAATTTATCTCAAACTCTACTTGCCCAGCCTCTAATTGTCTTTTTAAAGCTATTCTATTGTATTCTAAATCTTGATCCTTAACAATTGCTTTGTTTGATAAATCAAAATTCGAAGCAGCGCATACAGCTGCATTAATAAGCCTATCTCTTTCAGCAGCACTAGGATTTAAATATTCTCCCGCTGGTGAGTCCTTCCCTCCAAATATCATTAAAGCTAAATCTTTAGCCATCTGTTGCTTAAAAGTTTCTAGAAAATTAGTCGGCATCACAGCACTAAAATAAGCCATGTTTTGTGACTTAAAACTTGAGGCAGTTTCTGCGTCTATTGCACCTGATTGATTGATGTTTGGTAAAGAAATCCCCTTCTTAGAGAGAGTTTCTGCCAACCCATCTAGAACAGTATCTTCTAAAAAACTTGATCCAGCACCAAAAAGCCTATCAATAAAAACCAAAAACAATACCTCAGGTTGAATACCCATACTCTCCATCACTTTGTTTAGATAATCAAACATAGAAACTTGTTGAAATTTCGGAATGTTTATCTGCTTAAACAAAGGAATGTTTAACAGGTTTTTCATCGAAGATATTTTCGATACAAGTTCTGACTGAGAACTTGTTAAAGGATTTTGGGCTGGTACGTTAAAAGCCATTATCTTTCTTTATTGTTGTCGTTATCTATTTTTCTCTTTTCTTTCTTTGATCTCCTACCGTCTCTCATGTCTTTTGCCATTTCAGCAAAAAGCTCTCTCTCTTCAAGAGTGACAGCAGAAGCTTGAGTCGATTCATCTAATTCGCTATATGCAATCTTCTGGATCGAATTTGCTATATCAATGATTGATGATGACGACTTCGAAGCAAGCTCTAAATAAGAGATTGCTGTCTTACCAAGCATGGCAATCATTTCTCCCTCATCCATTTCGTTTGCAGCCGCTCGGTACATATCCATTGATTCATTTCTTTCTTCCATTTTAAGCTTAATGGCATAGTTCATCAGTTCGGTATAAGAGTCTTTGGTAGTTTCGACTACAGGAGTCTTACTATTACTCTCTTCTGGTGTTAAATTTTGATCTTCCATATCAATTTGTTTTTCATAAATAAAGCATTAAAAATTATCTACTTTTAAGAAAATTAGTTTTCATCACAGCATATTTAAATTCTAAGCTTCTTGTGATGTTTAATAAAGCGGGTTTACTTGCCCTAACAGGAGTCTCTCGGATTAAATATTGGATGAAGTGTTTCCTTGAGTGAATAATCTCTTTCAATTCAGAATATGGCATTTCATTAAAGTCTTCAATTAAACTAGCCACCGTCTGAAAAAAGAAATATTTCTCATCGTTATCTGTATTCAAATACATATCGCAATCATGGTCTAACCCAGCTAGTATAAAATGATAAAAGCCAGCACAGTTCTGGTTATTGATCCCTGCGTGGCTTTTGTCATTAAATATAGTTCTGAGGAAAGAGTAAAAAATTGCTTGTCTTACTTCTAAATCCATTATCCTTCTTCTTTCTTCTTTATAAATCCTTGTTTCTTAACTCGGTAGAAGGCTCTGATCCTAGTTAGAGAGTAAGTGATATCTTTTCTCTGTAACCCAGTTTCTTCCGCTATCTCTTTATAAATATCAACTTTATTATAAGCTCCAATTTTATGGTGTTCCGTTAGGATATACACTAGAGCTTTTGAAACTGTGATATCATTCTTTGTCCACTTACTCTCTTCACCTTTCTCAATTTCTTCTTCAAGAAGAGATTTTATGTAGTGAAAGAGTTGGAACATGATATCCATTTCTTCTAATGGCAATCCCTCCTCATCTAAGCTCTCCAGTCTCTTCGCATCCACTTCTGGTTTATGATCTTCATAATCCAAAAGTCTAGACTTAGTTTCGTGGGTCTTCTTTATTTCATTCATACAATAGTTCTTCGCCATTGTCCCGAAATAAGAAAAAGATTTATGACCCTTGTAAGGATCAAAGTTTGCAAACTTGTCGTGTATGTGACCAAGACAGTCGTTGTGAGCTGTCCTTACGTCAATGTCATATCTGAAAAGTTTATATCTATAAATGATATTCTCGACTAACCTGTTTAAAGGTTTTTCTAAATGCTTTATGTACAAGCGATTCTTCTTATCTTGTACTTCCTCGCTCATAGACCATTCAATCTTGTCTTGAAACTCCGCCAGAGTTCCATCTTCAATTGTTGAGTCATAAGTTTCTTTCCTGTTTTCTAAGTACTGTTTCATCTTAGCAGTTAAAAATCGAGTATCCATTTCTAAGAACACTCTCACCGCCTCTTCTGTTTCAGCTGTCCAGTATATTTTCTTCTTCTTTTTTTCAGGTATTACATTAACTATTGGTGCTGTGTTACCTGTCATTATATTTTTTATTTTTTTTAATCTTATAAATCTCGTTCATAACATAACTTTTTATTATTGTACTGTAGTAAGAGTAAGATTTATATCCTATGTAGGGATTAAAATTTGTAAATTTTTCATATACATAACTTAAACAATCATTATGAGCTGTTATTATATCAATGCCATAATCGGATAGCATGTAACGATAAAAAATGTTTTCTATCATTTGATTTAAAGGTTTTTCTAATTGATTTTTGTACAATCTATTTTTCTTATCTTGCACTTCTTCACTCATTGACCATTCAATTTTCTTCTGATACGATGCTAAACTACCTTTAAGACACCTAGTTAAAAATTGAGTGTCCATCTCTAAAAACAACCTAACAGATTCTTCCGTTTCATCTGTCCAACATATGTTGTTATTTTCAGGCGGTGCAGTTTTTTTTCGCTCTGCGTTACCTCTCATTTTTACGCTGTTTGTTCGATTAATTCTACTCTGCTTAAATCGTCATCGAAGAATACATAATCATCTAGAGCTGCTTGCGTCCAGTGTTGAATCTCTCCTTGAGTAATTCCACCATTTTCAGGCTTCAATTGTGTAAGGTGAGAAGGAATTTTAGAAGATTTATGAGTAAATGTATCGGTAGCTGTGTGTCTCAGCAAATAACCTACTCTTGGGATATTCATCACCTGAATATCGTTGTATACCATTCTCAAAAAGAATTCGTAATAGTTTGTTATTTTTAAACATCCTTTCATAGGATACATTAAACCATCTCTTTCCTCAATATTATCACTCTCCTCCACTAAAGATGACACTCGATAAAGTGCGCCTAAAGGGTGAATACAATTAAATCTACTCAATAACATATAGTCATAGTATCCTGCGGATTCAGCCATGTTGTCTGCCCAGCAGAATTCATTAATATATGAAGTAAATGATTCAGCGATCATATTCTTGATCAAAGGTAGGAAGATTCCAACTTTAGCGTTTTCTTCAGCATATTTCTCTGCTATTTCGTACCACTTAAGAGATACTTCATCTTCACATTCAACAACCGAGAAATAATCATACCCAGAATCTACCGCTAGTTGGAACGTCTTATTAAAGATGTCCGCAAAGCTATTAATCTCGATCTGCTCAATTGTGTGATTTACCTCTGTTCCATCGAAATATTCGATTTTCTTTTCAGTTTCTTTTCCATCCTCATCTTCTCCGTCTACGAAAACAGAAATAGTAGGCTTCTTAATAACTTCAGAAATTGTCTCTAACTCGTCATCTGCAAAACCTTCGTGTAGAAATACTACATCAATGGGTTTGTCTTGCATAGAAAGTCCGTATAGACACTTATTTAAAAGCTCAATTCTTAAGTCTTTGTTGAGGTATACCCCAACAAGTGTATTAGTTTGTTTTTGCGGCTTCAAGCTCATGTGTTCTTTCAGTTTTATATTCTTTAATAATTTCAAAAATTCTTTCCTTCTCACCACTTACGGTATAATTCTTAAGAAGGTCTTCATAGTCAGATTGGATTTGTGGAACATCCATTTCTCCAGATAACCATTTTTCCAATGCTACACCTAAAAGTTCTACCATTTGGAATATTTCTCCGTTGTGCGCCCAGAATCCATTATTATCCTTCACATACTCTTTTGAGCCGAATGGGAACCATCCAACTACGTGAGTACCAGAAGCCATTGATTCTAGTGGTAATGTACCAAATCCAGCAATCTCATCTGTATACATACAGAAAGCGAATTCTGAAAGTCTTTCAGCAAACTCTTCACGCTTCAAACCTCCTAGCTCCACAAATCTCACCCATCTTAGGTGTGGGTTTACAGCACGGAACATTTTAATGATGTTCATTACTTTGAGATTAGTTTCTTGACCTCTTGGGGTCATGAAAGCCACCATAGGCTTTTTCTTTGAGATTTCCTCTGGAAGTTGAAAGACTTCTCTATCGATCCCTTGACGAATCTTCTTGATGTTCATGCCCGGCATCGTGGTGTTGATAAACTCGGTAATAGCATCCGAAACAGAAACAACGTCTCTAATTCCGAAGTTTTGCCAGCTTTGACCATCCTGCATTCCAGTAAGGACATATGCCCAACTTTGCGCTAACACAATTCTCTTACAAGAAACTTGTGCTGTCATTTGCATAATATTAGGGAATCCCTCAGGGATAAACATAAAGTCTTCCGACTGAACTTGAAGTGGCGTAGTTTCAAACGTAACTACCTTACCTTCCGAGTTGATCGTCTTTGCCTCTTTGTCTCCTAATGCTTTGAATTCTATTTTACTAATATCAAAATCAACCCAATCAGCATTAAATGTATTAAAAATGTCTACTCTCTTTTTAGCTTTCACAGACTCTTGTTGTGATAAGTTAGGGTCGTGTTGTGGCTCATACCACACCTTGATATCATATCTCTCAGATAAGTGAGATGCCAACCTTAAGAGAACGCCAACGCCACCACTAGGGGTAGGCATTGCAGGACAATAAAAATGTACAGTGAATTTATCTCCTCTGATTCTTTCTACCACCTGATCGATTAGTTCGTTACGGCTAACCTCTTCTTTTTGGACTTCTTGCTCTTGAATTTCTTCTGCCATAATTGTTTTATTTGGATTACTAAGTCAAACTTAGACAGCTAGGATTTAAAATTCAAGTTTTTTTTAAAAAAACTATTTAACCATGTTTTTTTTGATTTTCACGATCAATCTTCTTATTTTAATTAAAATTATACACAATGGATTTAAATTCAGCAATTAAAGTACTTATCGACAGCACTCTTAAAGCTCAAGAAAGTGGGCTTTACTCTTGGTATGAATCAAGAGATATAGCTAACGCAGTTGACGCTATAGAAGAAATTTCTAGACAACAACAAGAAATATTAGCAGCTCAACACGTTAAAAAAGAAAACGAGCAACCAGCTATCCCGCCTGTTGCTCGTCCTCAAGAGTAAGTTTGATTTTAAAGGATTCTATACTGAGAATCCCTTTTTAGAATGAAGTCATTTTTCGTTTCAACGAAGAATGATTCTTTAATTGTGTCGTATATTACAGTTTCCTTGCTATCTTTACCTAGATCAATGTAAACTCCAACTACATTATCCCAATCTGCATTCCAGTGGTTTTTTCCGTAGATTTCTTTGTATCCATTACCTTCTAAGATAGAATTAATCTCATCGAGAGAATCTCTCACGTCACTCACCATCCCATTTCTAGCGGAAACCAGAATAGATTTCGTCTTGTTTGGGAATGACTCTAAAAGACCTTTTGAAAAGTCATCGTATTCAAATGTGCTTTCATGCAATAACTTTTGTCTGTTGAATTCCATATCAACATGTTCAGTTAATGGCTTACCATTAACTGCTTTAACATTGTAAAGGATGCCATCATACTTTCCTTTCTCAAACGACCTTCTTTTAAACTTGATGGT